GTCATCAGGGTCTCCAGTAAAAAACATCAAGGCCCAGCACGGCGATGAGGGCCACCAAGAAAACGATTCGCCACCATCGCTCGGCACGGGTAAGTCCGTGGAATTCAAACGGGTCATGTCTCATGTTGTCTCCTTTGGCGGTATGTAACCAGTGGGTGTGAAATGGGAAAAGATATTGGCGAAGACGCTACCCTCGAGCGGGATTGGTCTGCCATGCTTTAAACGGGCGCTCTCGTAGAACAACATCTCCCCCGGCTTGAGGGTGATTTGATGCTCGTTGTACGCATGATCCTCAATCATCAAAAGCCAGTCCTCCCTTACGTTCTGGTCAACGTTCAAGATGACCCCAAAGATGTGGGTCTCAATGCGGTCACGGTGCGGCTTGAGTACGGCCTTGTCCCTGTACAGGCGAATCCCGTACACATAGGACGGCTCAACAGACAGGCCGCACCACGCCTCAATCAGTGGCTTGAGGGTGTCGTGTATCTCTGTGCGCAGTTCATCAGGCAGGTCAATCAGGGTGCTGGGCGCTCGGCTCGGCGTGGAGGGGTTGACAATGAACTCCCCCTCCACAAACTCGTCCTTTTGAGACTCCAGCCCCACACGATAAAACTCCAGTATCTTGCGAAACAAAAGGGTCGGGGCTGGAAGCTTTGTAAAGCCTGTGCGGGTGTAGTTCGGAAGGAATTCATGCAATGCCCTGCGAGGGTTGTCTGACACTCCAAGCCAAAGGCTGGGTGTGTAGCCCATCTCCTTTTGGATGTAGTCGTGAGCATGACCAGCGTCCAGCAGTATCTTGAAGATGGCATCCTTGTTTACACCAGCCTCCACGTTGGTCTTGATCCATGCAATCCAGTCTGGTGTGAATGTCTTCATGCTGTCTCTCCTTTGGTTATCTCGCACAGTTCTTGAAGCCTAAACAGCACAGGCTCCAGTTCCTTGTTGGCTCGGTAGGCGCAGTCGAGACCGCCCTCACCGAGAATCTCTTTGGCGTAGCGCACCTTGCTCAGGATGTAGTCCAACTCAATGTGCCATTCATGTTCTGCGTTCATTTCAATTCTCCTTGAAAGCCCCCGAAGGGGCGGTTGGTTTATGCCGCAAGCTTGATCTGCTTGAAGCTTGCGTTGCCGAGGTCGGCAATGTCCCGGACAGTCACTGCTTGCCCGTATATCCACGACACATCAGCACCGATGCCGATGCCGATGGTTGTCACACCCAAGGCTTTACCCGATGCGACTTGCTGTTTCACAGCATCAGGCTTGCCGTACCCGTCAGTGATCACAAAGGCGATCTTGCGGCGCTCGGGGCGCTGGGCCAGCATCTGGTGGGCGTAGCGCAGGGCGGCGTAGTCGTTCGTACCACCGCCAGCCTGTACCGTGCCCAGCAGGGTGCTTGCCTGTTTGACGTTCTTGTTGAAGCCCTTGGGCACTGAAATCTGCCCACCAAAGCACAGCACTGCAGTCTTGACCCCAGCCGCATCCAGCGTCTCCAGCAGGGCACGGCAAGCCTGAACAGCGGGGCCGATCAGGGGCTTTGGTCTCCAAGACTCCACCTCAAACATGGAGCCCGAGACATCAAGGCAGATCACCACCGCAGAGTCAATGCCCTCCACCTCAAGGCGGCGTTTAAACACACGGTCGTTGCCAGTGGCCACTGTTGGCAGGGCATGGATGTTGACAACCCCGGCCTTGCGGTTGCGGGTGAAGTCAGACAGACCCGAGTCATCAAACAGGCGCTTAACTTCATAGCGAAGCTTGGCAGGGACGGGTGCGTTGACCAAGTCAGGGATGGTGCGGCTGGACAGGTGGAAGCGCTCATCCCTGAGTGAAACGTCAGTGGAGTAAGCGCCAGCAATGCCACCCTCGCCAAGCTTGGGCTCCACGGGGTCGGCCTCGACACCCTCGGGTGATTGCACGGGGCCAGCGGGGCCGTCAGAGCCCTTATCGGCCTTGTCTGCACCCTTGTCCTCACCCTCGGGCTGATCGGGGCTTGTAGGCCCGTCTGAGGGCTTGCTTGGGCCGTCCTTGCCGTCCTTGTCCTTGTCTTTCTTGCCATCACCCTTGGGCTCATCCTTGCTGGCTTGCTTGATCTGCTCATAAACCCACTCGGCAATTGCGAGGGTCTGGTTGCTGTCCTTTGCAGTCAAGCACCAACGTGCGGCCTCATCGAAGATGGCGGTCAACTTGGGGTTGGTGGGGCACTTGACAGTGGCGTGTTTACGGCAATGCACAGCGAGGATGTAGGGGTACTGGCGGGGATCGTTCCAATCCTTGACGGTCGCCAAAGCCTCACGGGTCATGGTGTCGATCATCTCACCCAGCAGGGGGCCGATGTTACCCAGCAAGCCAGAGGCAATCCCGGTGTTCTCAATCCAGCCATCCTCCACCGCATTGTGCAGGGTGCGAATGTACTGTTCAGGGGACATGACATCAAAGTCGGTGTACTTGTGGTGCAACAACTCATGCACCACATAGGCGGCGTACTTGACCACCAAGGCGCGGCTCACCTTGGCATCATCAGGCACACCCGCCAAGTACAGGTCGCCGTTGGCATTGATGCCAGCAGTCTGGACATCTGCCCTCCAGAGGACACGCACACGGGACAGGCCAAGGGCAGACCCCACCTTGTGGGCGTAGGCTTCAAGGCCGAGACGGAATTCAAGACCACGCACAGAGGGGCGGGTCAGGATGGTTTCGATGTTCATGGGAACCTCACAAGTAGTTGTTGATTGTTGTCTCGCAGATGCAAGACGCATAGATAGCAGACAAGCCCGGAAGGGACTCGGCTGGTTGACGGGCGGCAATGGTTGTCGCCCATGCCTTGTCTACAGGCAAGACACGCAAGGCACGAATGAAGGCGATCACCGACCGAATGGAGGGAGCATCTATCACCTCGCCTGTCAGCACCTGACGCCGAGCCACATGGACAGCCTCAAGGATGTGCAGGGCAAGCTTGGGGTTGCATCCAGTGTGACGCACCAAGGCTTCCACCTCAGAGGCTAGGGGCAGGTAGTCAAACTGCACCACACGGGCGAAGCGGTCAACAAGGGCGCTGTTCATCTGGCGTGTGCCAGCGTAGCGGCCTGTATCGTCACCATTGCCCAGCGTGTTGTCAGCGGCAAACACCAGCACACCGGGGGCACGGGTCTGGACAGACCCACCGAATGACACGGCGCTGTTGGGCTCCAAAAAGCCGTTCAACGGGGCCAGTTCACCGGGGTCAGCGTTGGTCACCTCATCCAACAGGATGACGGTCGAGGGGTGCGTAAAGGCGGCGAGGAAGTCGCCTCGCTTGAACACGGTCTGCCCGTTTTCCAAACCCACCGCACCGATGTAATCCTCGGCGCTGGTGTACTTGTGGAAGTTGATGCGTTTAAACGCACGGCCCGTAACGGCGGCAAACTGACGGGCGGTCTCGGATTTACCTGTACCCTTTGGCCCACCGAACCAGACCGACTCACCCGAGTCCTGAGACAAGATCAGGTGCTGGAGAATGTCATCAGTCCAGATGAAGTGAGGGTCAACCGCAGGGGCAGACGGGTCATTCCAGATGCTCACGTTCAGGGGGTTTCCCTTGGTATCCACCACATCGACACCAAAAGCGTCATAGCAGGTTTTGACATCCACCACTTGGACAGATGCAAGGTCTGCGACTACAGCCTGAGCCCCGGCGGCTTTCACGGCTTGCTCAAAGGGTTTAAACGCATCAGCGACCACCTTGGCAACGGCATCTTGAACCTTACGGTCATCAATGGAAACCTGTCCGACTTGGAAGGCCATCTTGTCGAGGGCATCTTTGACATCAAGGATGTCATCACGGCGGTCTCTGATCTCACAGGTGAGTTGGCTCTCCACATCCCGCAGGGTGAGTCGCAAGGCACTCAGGCTGGAGTGGGCATCAAGGGCAGACGCCTCGGCACGGTTGGCAACGGCGGTGATGGCAGACACATCCACCGATGGAGCGGATGTGGACACGGGCTTCACGGGTGTGGCGTTCCTGATTTCATCAAGGGTCAGGTTGTTGGCCCGAATGCAAGAGATCAGGTAATCAGCGGCCTTGGACTTTTGCTCGGACGGTGTGCCCGAAAAAGTGCCCCGCCCATACTGGGCATGAGCACCCAGCACCACTGCGATGGGCAATTCCAAGATTTTGATTTTGAGTTGCAGGTCAGTCATGGCAGGTCTCCAATTAAGCGAGGTTGAGGGTGTCGGAATCGACGGGGCAGGAAGGGAGGCCAAGGGCCGCCCACTTAGAGGTGAGGCGCACGGTGTACCCACAGGACGGGCACACTGCTTTGAGCATCCTTGTGGTCTGCACCTTGCGGTTGGACATGGTCAGGGCGGCATGAGGGTATGAGCCCAGCGAGTCAATGATTGACCCGAATGTAGGGATGAATGAGGCTGACGGGCCAGTGGCTTTCCAGCCCTTGGGGCCAGCGCTCGGCACAAGGTGCATCAAGGCGGCAACCTTTTGGAAGTTGACACCGTGGTTCATTGCCCCAGCAGTGGCATGGCACAACTCATGCACCAGCACATCGAACACCCGCAAGGGGTCATCCAGCACAGGGCTGATCAAAACCTCAAAGGTCTGATCAGCGGAGGCAGTGTCTGCCCAGCATTCACCAATCGCACCCGAGCGCTTGGCGTTGGACGGGAAACCACAGGTCACACGAACGTTCGCTGGCAGGGGCGCACCCACTGCATCGAAGAAGGGGCGCAGTTCACTCACGGCGGCTGAAAGCCAGTCTTCACGGTTGGTTGTAGTCATATCAATTCTCCAGTGCTAGTGATTGTATCTTGTTTAAATGGAAGGGGTCAAGCGGTGCGAATTTGAAACACGCTGGAGCCGCAGTTAGTCACAGTCATGCCGTTGTCCAGCATCCATGCAAAGGTGTCCCGCACAAAGTTGTTGTCGATGTCGTTGAGGTTTTCGTATTCAACGACACTGCTGGATGTGCGTGTTGCCGCAGTGTTGTGGTTGTGGCGAACCCATTCGCCCGTGTCGTGGTGTACAAATTTCATGGTCATTCTCCAGTTGGTGTTTAAACAGGTTGCACTGCAATACCCAGCACGCTGGGCATCACGGTGGAATCAGTTGCGCTGGGTACGGGTGAATCGGGCCATTGCCTTGAGCATGACCCGCTGGGGCAGGTTGTAGGACTGAGCCAACCCCTTGGCTACATGGGGCAGGGCATCAATCGGTGTGGCTGACAGGATCAGGCGCAGTTCTCGGATGATGCGTTTTGCATCACGGGCGTTGATGTTGTTCATGGTTGGTCTCCAGTGAATTAGAAAACGGCGAACTCTTGAATGCAGTCCCGAATGCCAAGGCCCAAAGTGGCTCGGCATATGATGTTCTGCCACTCGCCCCGGGCGCTTGTGTGCAGATCAACGGCCAGCTTGGCTCGGTCAACGGTGTGGGAGCGGACGGCATGGTCGATCTGCTGGTGGGAGAACATGGCCCGAAGGCACACCTGCCAGTTGGTGGAGTTGGGCAGTTTGTTAAACGCCTTTTGGGCGGCGACCAATTCAAGCTTGATCAGGCCAGCGGCTTCATTCAGGGTTTGCAGATGGGCGGCATTGATGGACATGGTGTCTCTCCAGTTAGTTGCATGAGACCCCCGCAGGGGTTTCGGCCCGTCAGGCCTCATCAGTCATGCTGTGGTCAAGTCGGCAAAAGCGATGCCAGCGGGTGCGTCATCCAAGTCAATAATGCCTCGGTCAACCCACGTTTTGAATGCCGCCTCTTTTGTGCTGTACATCCAGTGCCCGTGCCAGTTGAACCAATAGTTGAAGTTGTGGATTGCACGTTGTGCTCTGGTCATGGTCAGACTCCCTCGATTGATTCAATCGGCAACCAGTTATCGGTTGCCCAATCGGTAACCAACAGGCGGGCCAGCAAGACAACGTCTTTCTTGTCCAACAGCAGGGAAGAGAAGGGGTGCTTGATGTCGTAGGCCAGCACGGCACGGGCGTTTGCTTCAGTGGGGTTGGCACGATAGCGGTCAATGAGTTTTTGCATGGTCTCTCCAGTAGTGCGACATTGCACTGGTCAACCCCGTAGGGCTGACCGCTGAAATGTCAGGCGGCGAAGATTTTTGCAGTGCCGCCGTCATACCATTCGTAATTGAGGCCGTTCTTTTTCAGGATGGCGACAATGTCAGGGTGCATGAAGTCGAACTCTGCGAGTGCCCAAGTTTTGTATTCCTTGGTGTCTTTGTCGTAGTTGTCTTCACCGCTGATCACAAACCAGTCAGGCTTGTTGAACACTGGTGCGCCGATGGCTTGCAGGGCGGCGTAGGCTTTGGCGATTTGAGTCTTGGTCATGTGGTCTCTCCAGTTATGTGCAAGATGGCACTGCGAAGCCCACAGAGTGGGCTTGACGGTTGCATCTATGTCAGAGTTTTATCTAGCGTCACAGTGGACAGCTACAGGGCTAAACCCTGTCTGACTTGCTCCCTTGCGGGTATCGCCTCAGACCAACCTTAGAGCGGGCTGTCCGCTGACTGACTGTCCGGGGACAGGGTCTGGTGAGATCACCGGAGCGCTATTGCTAGTGCATGGACGAATGATACCACTAGTGTGTAAACAGGTGTCAAACAATACCCGAGTAAACCGTGTGGGTACTCCAGATGATGAGGTGCTGGGTGCTGATGGTGAGGGGGTCTACAGGGTGACTGCCAGATGGTGTGTATCTATATATGTTGGGTGCATTCTGGTGAGTTGGACTAAAAAGTACTCACATGAAACTGAGTACTTTCGTTAAGGATAAGCAAGTACTGATATTCGTTAAAACGGCCAGCAAGGGGGGTCAAATGAGAAGCTAGGGGGGTAGTGGCGGGTAAGGGTCAAAGTGGCTGGAAGGCCTGTTTAAATCGATTCTAGAGCCATGTATGTTTATACAGTTCGCGCTTACATTTGATGGTTGCAGTAGCACTGTGGTACACAAAAGAGAGGGTGTGAATAAAGCTGGGGATAAGGTGTGGACAAGGTTATCCACACTGTCCACAGGTGGCTGTGGATAACTTGACGTTATGCACAGGCTGTGGATAATGAGAACGGTGCTGTGTAAACACACAGGCTGGATGAAACTACAGGGGAACTGCGATGGATGAGACAAGGATGCCGGGACGGGCCAGCAAAAACGAACTGTTGGACGCACTGGAGGCGATGGATGAAACAGACGGCGAGGGCTGGGAGGATGAGGCAGAACTGAGCGAAGCGGAACGGTTAGCCGCTCACGCAAGCCCACCGCCTATGAGAGTAGATGGAAAGCCAAAGGGAGCAGATGCATACAGCAGACCCAAGCCATTGACAGCAAGCCAGATGGAATTCACAAAGGGCATGATCATTGGGAAAACCATGAGACAAGCCTACAGGGATGCATACCCAAACGCCAAGGGCAATGATCAGGTGATCACATCCAGTGCATACAGACTGAGCAAGGATGAACGGATACAGAAGGCACTTCAGGAAGCTTGGGGGGAGACAGTCGAGGTCTTAGCCGAAGACGTATCCGCAACCAAACGGTATGTGCTCAAAGAGCTTTTGGCACTTAGCAAGGGAGGCAAGCAAGAAGGCTCCCGTTTAAAGGCCTTGGAACTCATGGGCAGAGCCGCAGGGATGTTCCAACCACAGGCCGCAGAGACCACTGAGAAGGTCAGCGCAGAGCAGTTGCGTAAGGAACTCTCAGGTCACCTCAAGCTACTGGACAACGTGAAGCCACTCAAGGCCAAGGCCGTGTAAACGCAAGGGGAGAGGCATGGGGAAGGGCAACGGTCATCAGGGAGGGGGAACTATCACCTGTGGCTGGCAGGCGGTGCGTGTAAACGGCTGGGACGGCGACCCCACCCATCCCCCACCACCCCAAATGCTCGCTGACGGCCCCGCTCCCGCTTACGCTGTAATCCACACATCCCATCACATTCCCCAACATACCCCCATTGCTTCCAAATTCCCCACCCCCCGGGGGTATATATATTTTTCAGAATGTTCGCACGAACGTTCGTTTTGCGTTTAAACTACCGCTGTTTACACGAGGTGGCTATGCCGGAGAAACATAAATTGGTGCTGGACTTCATCAAGGCTTACATCAAGCTTCATGGTGTATCGCCGTCTTATGCTGTGATTGCCAAGGGTCTCAGCATGCGCAGTAAGTCCAACATTCACCGGATCATCCATAAATTGAAGGATGAGGGATTGGTTGCGGTGAAGCCGTACCAGTTCAACTCCATCCGGGTAATTGACCGCAGTGTTCGGGAAGTTGCTTCGCTATGATGAGCCGTAAGGAGGTGGAGGATTACCGGGCATTGATTCCTCTTGTGGATGAGGCGGAGCGTGCCAAGATCATGATGCTTCTTGAGTACGACAGAGTGGAGAAGTGCCAAGAGTCCTTCATTTATTACGCCTCCCACATGTGGCCGGGGTTTATCTCTGGGAAGCACCACCAGATCATGGCGAATGCTTTTGAGAGAGTTGCCAAGGGGCAACTCAAGAGGCTCATCATCAACATGCCTCCTCGGCACACCAAGTCTGAGTTTGCCTCCTACCTCCTGCCTGCGTGGTTCTTGGGCAGATTCCCGGAGAAAAAGATCATCCAGACTGCCCACACCGCAGAACTTGCCGTAGGCTTTGGCCGGAAGGTGAGGAACTTGGTCTCCTCTGAGGCCTTCTCCCGGGTGTTTGACACCAAACTGTCCTCTGATTCAAAGGCAGCAGGTCGCTGGAACACCCACGCAGGCGGCGACTACTTCGCTATTGGTGTCGGCGGAGCCGTCACGGGTAAGGGAGCCGACCTTCTGATCATTGATGACCCGCATTCGGAGCAGGAGGCCAAGCAAGGCAACCCCGCTGTGTATGACAACGTGTATGAGTGGTACACATCCGGCCCTCGTCAGCGTTTACAGCCCGGGGGAGCGATCATCATCGTGATGACGCGCTGGTCAAAGAGAGATTTGACTGGGCAGATTCTTAAAAATGCCTCAAAAGATGGCGTGGATGACTGGGAAGTTATAGAGTTTCCTGCGATTTTGCCCTCAGGAACCCCTTTGTGGCCCGGATTTTGGAAGAAAACGGAACTTGAAGCCATCAAGGCTGAGATTCCTGTCGCCAAATGGGAAGCGCAGTACCAACAGAACCCCACATCCGAAGAAGGCGCGATCATTAAGCGTGATCAGTGGCGCATTTGGGAGTCGGACACCGCTCCGCAGTGCGATTACATCATCCAAAGCTGGGATACCGCCTTTGAAAAGTCCAACAGGGCAGACTATTCAGCCTGCACAACGTGGGGAATCTTCGAGCACCCCGACAGCTTGGGCAATCTGAAGACCAACATCATCTGTCTGGATGCGTTTAAAGCTCGCATGGAGTTTCCTGAGCTTAAACAAAAAGCTTTTGAGATGTACAAGGAATGGGAGCCAGATACCCTGATTGTGGAGAAGAAAGCGGCAGGCGCTCCGCTGATCTATGAGCTTCGGCAGACAGGAATCTTGCTTGAGGAGTACACACCGGGCAAAGGAAGCGATAAGATTGCGCGTGTAAACGCTATCTCAGACCTTTTCGCTTCCGGAGTTGTTTGGTGTCCAGAAACCCGATGGGCAGATGAGTTGATGGAGGAGTTGGCCGCGTTCCCAAACGGCGAAAACGACGACCTTGTGGACTCAACAAGCCAAGCCTTGCTTCGATTTAGAAGAGGTGGATTCATTCAGATTGAATCTGATGAGCCCGAAGAGCAGCGTTATTTCCGGCGCAAAACCGCCTTCTATTAAGGATCGTCATGGCAACAAGCAGCATGGTTTCGTCTCTCTCCCCGGCCCCTGAGGGGATTGATTTCTCAGACATGATTCAAGATGACACCCCCGCAGTGGAGATCATCATCGAGAACCCCGACGATGTAATCATCGGCATCGACGGCATGGCAATCGACCTTATGCCAGAAGAAGAGGAGTCGTTCGAGGCCAACTTGGCAGAGTTTATGGATGAGGGTGAGCTTGAAAAGCTTGGCTCTGACTTGGTAGGAGAAGTGGAATCTGACATCTCATCTCGTAAAGAATGGGTAGAGATGTATGTGCGAGGGCTCGAGGTCCTTGGCATGAAGTATGAGGAGCGCACCGAGCCTTGGACGGGGGCCTGTGGCGTCTTCTCCACCCTCCTGACAGAAGCCGCAGTCCGCTTCCAGTCCGAGACCATCATTGAGACCTTCCCCGCTCAAGGCCCCGTCAAAACGCAGATCATTGGCGCAATCGACAAATTGAAAGAAGACGCAGCCGAGCGAGTCCGCACCGACATGAACTTCCAGTTGGTTGACGGCATGCCTGAATACCGCCCGGAGCATGAGCGCATGCTGTTCAACTTGGGTCTGGCAGGCTCCGCCTTCAAGAAGGTTTACTTCGATCCCGGCCTTGGCCGTCAGGTAGCCATCTTCTGCCCCGCCGAAGACATCGTCATCCCCTACGGCTCATCGGGTGCTCGCTCTGCCGAGCGCGTTACCCATGTGATGCGCAAGACAAAGAACGATGTCAAGAAGCTTCAGGTCGCAGGCTTCTACCGTGATGTTGAGCTGGGTGAGCCCGTCATGATCCACAACGATGTGGAGAAAAAGAAAGCCGAAGAGCAGGGCTACTCCGTCACCGAAGACGAGCGTTATCAGTTCCTTGAGATTCAAGTGGACTACGACATGCCCGGGTACGAGGACAAGGATGGCATTGCTCTTCCTTACATCGTTACCATCGACAAGGGAACCAGCAAGGTTCTGTCGGTCTACCGTAACTGGAACGAGACCGACAAGAAAAAAATCAAGCGCCAGCATTTCGTTCAGTATGACTACGTACCCGGTTTTGGCGCTTATGGTTTCGGCTACATCCACCTGATCGGCGGCTATGCCCGTGCGGGTACATCCCTGATCCGTCAGTTGGTGGACGCAGGAACTCTGTCCAACCTGCCCGGTGGCTTGAAGTCGCGTGGTCTGCGGATTAAAGGAGATGACACCCCAATCGCTCCCGGAGAATGGCGAGATGTGGACGTGCCCGGTGGCACAGTGCGTGACAACATCATGCCCCTGCCATACAAGGAGCCGTCACAAGTTCTGGCTGTTCTGCTTGACCGCATCACAGAAGAGGGCCGCCGTCTGGGCTCCATCGCTGATATGAACATCAGCGACATGAGTGCCAACTCTCCTGTCGGCACAACTCTGGCGTTGCTGGAGCGTCAACTCAAAACCATGAGCGCAGTTCAAGCCCGGGTCCACTACGCCATGAAGCAGGAATTTAAACTGCTCAAGGAAATCATCCGCGACAACACCCCAAGCGAATACGAGTACGAGCCCCAAGGCGGTGACCGCATGGCTAAGCGGGAAGACTACGACATGGTCGAGGTTATCCCGGTCAGTGATCCAAACAGCTCCACAATGGCCCAGCGGATCATGCAGTACCAAGCTGTGATTCAGTTGGCCGCGCAGGCTCCTCAAATCTATGACCTACCGCAGTTGCACCGTCAGATGATCGAGGTCTTGGGAATCAAGAACGCAGACAAGCTGGTTCCAATTGATGATGACATGAAGCCACGCGACCCAGTCAGCGAGAACATGGCATTTCTGAACGGAAAGCCCACCAAGGCGTTCATCTACCAAGACCATGACGCACACATCGCAGTCCACATGGCTTTGATGCAAGACCCCCTGATGGCCGCGCAGATTGGTCAGAACCCACAAGCGCAAAAGATGCAGGCCGAAATCATGGCCCACATCTCAGAGCACTTGGCATTTGCCTACCGCAAGAAGGTCGAAGAGCAGTTGGGCGTGCCCATGCCCAAGCCCGATGAAGACCTGCCAGAGGATGTTGAGGTTCAGTTGTCGCGTCTGGTTGCTCAAGCATCCCAGCAGGTTCTAGCTCAGAGCAAAGGTCAGGCTGCTCAGCAGCAAGCCCAGCAACAAGCCCAAGACCCACTGGTCCAAATGCAGCAACAAGAGCTGCAGATCAAGATGAAAGACGCCTCAATCAAAGAGCAAAAGGTTCAGGGCGACTTGGCTGTCCGCCAGCAAGAACTTCAGCTCAAAGCCCAAGAGGCCGCAAACCGTCAGGGCGAGAACCCGGAGGTTGCCGCAGCAAAAATGCAGCAAGAAATGATCATGGACAGACAACTGCACGAGCAAGAGATGGCTCAGCGTCAGCAGGAGTTTGAACAAAAGATGAGCCAAAAGCAACAGGAAGCATCCGCCAAGATGCAGGCTAAGCTGATGGAGCGTTTAAACAGACCGGCTGCTAAATCGCCGGAGAACTAAGAGGAAACATGGACAACCAAATTTTGGAGCTTCTCAACAAAAGAATTGAGGAGCATGTCAAAAGTCATTCAGAAGCTTTGGTGGTGGGCCAGTCGAAAGACTATGCCAACTACCGAGAGTTGTGCGGGGTCATCCGAGGTCTCCAGACCGCACAGCGTGAAATTGGCGACCTCGTGCGTAAACTGAAAGACGACAATGACGACTAACTTTGATGTTCAGGCGGTTGATCTGTCTGGCCTTCTCAACAAGACTGTTGAGGACAAGGCCACACAGATTCCAGACCCGCAAACCTACCATCTTCTGTGCATGCTCCCAGAAGCCAAGGAAGAGTACGAGGGCGGCTTACTTAAAGCCAACCAGACAATGCAGTTTGAAGAGCTGCTGTCGCCCGTGCTGTTTGTGGCAAAGATCGGGCCAGATGCATTCAAAGATGAGAAACGTTTCCCAAGCGGCCCAAGCTGCAAGGTGGGTGACTTTGTGATCGTGAGACCCAACACTGGAACGCGAATGAAGATTCACGGGACCGAGTGGCGGATCATCAACGATGACTCTGTCGAGGCTGTGGTCGAAGACCCACGCGGCATTCAGCGCGTTTAAGGAGGAACCATGGCAGAAATTGACAAAACCGAATTTACCTTCCCCGACGAGGTGGAGGAAAAGCAATCCCGCGCTGGATCAAAGGCTGTAGAGGCCGAGCCAGAAGTTGAGATTGTTGACGACACCCCCGAGGAGGACCGTGGCAGAAAGCCAATGGAAGAGCCTCCTAAGGATGTAACCGACGAAGAGCTTTCCAAGTACGACGAGGGCGTTCGTAAACGCATTCAGCACTTCACCAAGGGCTACCACGAAGAGCGTAGAGCCAAAGAGTCTGCTTTGCGGGAACGCGAAGAGGCCGTACGTCTTGCCCAGCAGGTTGTCGAAGAGAACAAAAAACTCAAAGGCAGCTTGCACCAAGGCCAGAGCGCCCTCCTCGAGCAGGCTAAAAAGGTTGTAGCCAGTGAGCTGGCGGACGCGCAGCGAGAGTTCAAGGCCGCTCACGAAAGTGGCGATTCTGACGCCTTGACTGCGGCCCAGTTGAAAATGACCTCGATTCAGATGAAAGCTGAGCGTGTAAACAATTTTCGGCCAGCACCTGTACAAGAGCAGGAAAAACAGGTACAAATACCTACCGCTGAACCAGTTCGGCCCAAACTTGATGCGAAAACTCAGGAATGGACAGATAAGAACACATGGTTTGGCAATGACGACGAGATGACCAGCTTTGCATTGGGGTTCCACAACAAGCTGGTTAAATCTGGAATTACGCCGTCATCGTCTGAATATTACGAGCGCATCGATGCTCGTATGAAACAAGTCTTTCCGGATGCGTTCGAGTCCGGGGATACTGAAGTTTTGGGGGATGCGACTCCTTCTCCAAAGAAATCGAATGTTGTTGCACCAGCAACTCGCAGCACAGCGCCTAAAAAGATCGTGCTGACAAGGACGCAGGTGGAACTCGCTAAGCGGTTGGGACTGACGAATGAGCAGTACGCCCGTGCAGTTGCGGCAGAAATGAGGAAATGAAAATGGCTAAAACAGAACTTGATAACCGCGAGCCTCGTGCTCTGCAAACGCGTGAAACAACCGAGCGTCCAAAAAAATGGATGCCACCCCAGCTTTTGCCCGATCCGACACCGGAAGAGGGTTACGCTTATCGCTGGATTCGGATTGCCACGCTTGGCAAGGATGATGCCATGAACATTTCCGGCAAATGGCGAGAAGGCTGGGAACCAGTTAAGGCGTCAGATCATCCTGAGATTCGCCTGTTCAGTGGTGGCAAAAACCATTACGAAGACAGCATCGAAGTTGGTGGCCTGTTGCTTTGCAAAACACCTGTGGAGTTCACCGAGCAGCGGAACGCGTATTACGCCCAACAGGCAGATGCGCAGATGCAATCAGTGGATAACACCTACATGCGAGAGAACGACCCGCGTATGCCGCTTTTCAAAGAGCGCAGCACAAAGGTCACTTTCGGTAAAGGCATTTAATTTTTTTGGAGTCCAAACATGGCTTACCCCACCGTTTCGGCACCCTTCGGCCTGCAAGCAATCAATCGTATTGATGGCATGCCGTACGCAGGTGCAATTCGTCAGATTCCCGTAGCTGCTGGCTTCGGCACTGCCATCTTTGATGGCGATACCGTTGTAATCAACAGCGATGGTTTTCTCGTTAAATCCACCACAACTGACTCTGGCAACATTGTTGGCGTGTGCATGGGCGGGCAATACGTGAACTCGAGCGGTCAAACCGTTCAAGGTCAATTCATTCCCGCTTTGGCATCTACGTCCACCAATCTGGCGCTGGCCTACGTTGTTGACGACCCGATGGCTCTGTTCAAGGTTGCTGTCGTAACCTCTGGCACGACCATGGGCACCGCTGGCCGTACTGTTGTTGGTACTAACCTTGCGCTCGTCCTGAACGCTGGAAACACCACCACCGGTAATTCTGCTTTCGCCGTCACTTTGACTGGCGCTGGCACTACTGCCACCCTTCCAATCCGTGTGATCGACGTTGTGCCTGAGACAGCTACTGCTGCTGACACTTTCACCGAGTTGTTGGTGAAAATCAACACACACCAGTACAACAACACCACTGGTGTCTAAGGAGTAAATCATGGCTATTTCACGCGCACAACTGCTGAAAGAACTTCTCCCCGGCTTGAACGCTTTGTTCGGTTTGGAGTACGCTAAATACGGCGAGCAGCACAAGGAAATCTACGAGACCGAGACTTCAGAGCGTAGCTTTGAAGAGGAAGTTAAGTTGTCCGGCTTCTCCGCAGCTCCTGTCAAGAACGAAGGCGCAGCCATCGCTTATGACAATGCTCAGGAAGCTTTTACAGCTCGCTACACCCACGAAACCATCGCTTTGGGCTTCTCCATCACTGAAGAGGCCATCGAAGACAACCTGTATGACAGCTTGTCCAGCCGATACACCAAAGCTCTGGCCCGTGGTATGTCTTACACCAAGCAGGTCAAAGCCGCTGCCATCCTGAACACCGGTTTCACCGGCCCCACCTACGGTGACGGCGTGACCTTGTTCTCGACTGCGCACCCTCTGGTGTCTGGTGGCGTCAACAGCAACCGTCCTTCTACAGCAGCCGACTTGAACGAGACTTCGTTGGAAAACGCCGTCATTCAAATCGCAGCTTGGACAGACGAACGCGGCCTGCTGATTGCAGCTAAGCCTAAGAAGCTGGTGGTTCCTCCATCGCTGCAATTCGTTGCAACCCGCTTGTTGGAAACTGAACTCCGCGTCGGCACTGCTGACAACGACATCAACGCCATCAAGAACAACGGCTCCATCCCCGGTGGTTACACAGTCAACAACTTCTTGACTGACACCAACGCTTGGTTCCTGTTGACTGATGTGCCCAACGGCCTGAAGCACTTCGTTCGTTCCCCGCTGGCTAACAGCATGGACGGCGATTTCGACACAGGCAACGTGCGTTACAAGGCCCGTGAGCGTTATAGCTTCGGCGTCTCTGACCCACTGGGCGTGTTCGGTTCCCCCGGCGCTTAATCCTTCGGGATTATTTGAGAAGGCCCCCTTGTGGGGCCTTTTCTTTTGCTGTATATTTGTTTAAACCCGGACTATCCGGCGTTCCTGACGGCTCCGGGCCGACGACATGCAGACAGGACGCCTCAACTCGCATGTGAGGAATCATCATGGCTCTGACTACTTTCCAAGGCCCAGTCCGTTCATTGGCTGGCTTTATTACCCAAGGCCCAGCTTCTATTGTCAATCTGGCTAACGGCACCAATACCGTGACTCTGGATGTGGCTTCGTACGCTGGCAAGACCATTCGTACCAATGACGCTACGCTGGTCATCACACTACCTACCATCAATGCCACAGCCAATCCTGTGACATCTGGTCCCGGCCAAGACCCAAGCACCTCTAACAACGTGGGTACAAGCTACACGTTTGTCATTGAGACTGCTGCCACTGCCGTGGCTATCAAGACCAACGGCACTGACAAGTTTGTTGGCTCCATTATCATGGTTGACACCGACAGCTCTGGCGCAGTGACGGCTTTTGCCCCCGGCGCAACCAACGATGTCATCAACTTGGACGGCTCGACCACTGGCGGTATTGCTGGCTCCACCATCACTGTGACTGTCTTGGCGGCTAACAAGTACATGGTCACTGGTGTTTTGCTGGCCTCTGGCTCTGTTGTCACTCCGTTTGCTGACGCTTAATCAACTCAGGGGGCTTCGGCCCCTGCTTTACAGGAGATTGATATGGGCATGCAAACTGACGTAAAACAAGGACATCTAAACCAGAGTGGGTTTTTTGTTCTTGGAAGAAACCGCGTTAAAGGCGTTTCTTTTTTTGGTGGTAGCGGGACTTTGGTTTTGTTTGATTCAACCTCAGCCCCAGTAACTTCAAGCGTTACATACGGTCGCTCTGGAACCACGGTAACAATATCCAAAACAGCTCACGGTCTTGCTACCGGAAACATTGTAGGCATTCACTTTGACACTGGCACTGGCGGTGCTGCCACCGATGGGAACTACAGCATTACCAGAGTAGATGCTGACACATTTACACTCACAGACATCAACACTGGAAACATCACAGCTACTCCAGCAGCAATTTATGTTAGTGGTGCAAATCGTTGGCTGTTGACCTATGAAACCCACTCTTCCGACGAGTTTCAAAATGCTCCGCTTATCCCCGGCGAAGGTGTGTTGGCGGTAAATGGAATTTATTCCTACATGAGCGGCATTGACGCAGCGCAGATTTACTATGGCTGAAGAGACACGCCCCATGGATGTTGCAGGTCGCAAACTGATGATTGCGATACCCGCCTACGACGGCAAGTTGAACATCAAGACTTCGTTTGCCTTGGCCGATCTGGTGGTCAAGGCTTCGCAGTTTGGTGTTCAGGTGCAACTGTCGCATCTGTCGGGCTGCTCTTTGATCACCAAGGCCAGAAACATTCTGGTCGCCAACTTCTTGGAGTCGGATTGCACGGACATGTTGTTCGTCGATGCCGACATCGTGGTGGACGCAGAGTCTGTGCTTCGCCTGCTGGCGCTGAGCACTGGCAAGGACATTACAGCCGGGATGTACACCCGCAGAGCTGAAGACCGCAAGTTCTTCTTGGACATCTACATCGACGAGGCCAACACACTCGAGTTTGATCCGCACGGCATGCTGCGGGTCGAGAACGTAGCTACAGGCTTTATGATGATCCAGCGCCATGTGCTGGAGAAGATGGTTGCGGGTCACCCCGAGTGGACTTACTTTAATGACGTGTACAACCGCGACGAAAGCGCCATGTTCGACTTTGAGTTGAGCAATGGGCAGTACGTTGGCGAGGACTACACGTTCTGCAAACGCGCACGCGCAGATGGCTTTACGGTGTTTGTTGACCCAGAGATTACCCTGCCGCACGTTGGCTCTCAGGAATACCACCGCAGCTTTAAAGAAGCTGTGCTGATGCCGCTGATCGAGCAGCACTGCACACCCAAACTGAAAGTCGTCAATGGCTAAGAAGACCCCATCCCTTGCAATCGGTCGTGGCGAGAAGCTGCCTGCCTCTAAGGGGGCGGGCTTGACTGCCAAAGGACGCCAGAAATATAACGCTGCGACCGGCAGCAACCTGAAGGCCCCGCAACCGCAGGGTGGCAAGCGCAAGGATTCGTTCTGCGCACGCATGTCGGGCATGCCGGGCCCAATGAAAGACGAGAAGGGCAAGCCCACTCGTAAAGCCGCGTCACTGGCGCGATGGAAGTGCTGACATGGAACTGATGGCTTGGAATGTGCTGTTGTCGTTTGCGTCAGCGGCGTTGCTATTTTGGGTAAAGGTGTCTCACGATGAAGTGAAGCGCCTGAGCATCTTGTTGAGCAAGACCCGCGAAGAGAATGCTGAGAAGTATGTGACCAAGGCAGATGTGCATGGCGATATTAATCGTGTTCTGGCCCGGTTGGACCGTCTTGAGAGCAAGATTGATGACTTTATGAAGGAGCATCGCAGTGCCCTCAGTTAGCAAGAAACAACATAATTTCATGGCGGCGGTGGCTAACAACCCAGCGTTTGCTAAGAAGGCAGGCGTCCCACAATCTGTGGGCAAAGATTTCTCCAACGCGGACAAGGGCCGCAAATTTTCTAAAGGTGGCGATATGAAATCCGAAAACATGATGATGAAAAAAGAAGGTCGTGGCATGGCTAAAGCCGACATGGCTAAAAAAGGTATGCCACCCGCTTTGGCTAAGCATGCCGGTATGCCAGCTTCTAAGGCTCACAAAGGCTTGAAGGCTGGCGGCTCTGTCGGCACAACCAAGATGGGTTCAGTGCGTACCGCAGCCCCAAGCAAAGACGGCATTGCATCCAAGGGTAAAACCAAGGGCGCTATGATCAAAATGGCCCGTGGCGGCAAGACCTGCTAAGGAATAATCATGGCGACAAAGAAGATCAAACGCTTTCAAGAGGGCGGCATGTCTGACAAAGACCGTGGGCTGGAAGCCTCGAAAGAGGACAAGGTTGGCTTCTTTGAACGCCTTCGCATGGGCAACATTGATGACGAGGGCTCTGAGGCCTATCGTCGTTTTGGTGCTGGCCGGGGCAAGGCAGAACGCACTCCAGTAGAGACTATGGCTGCAACTCCGGTAACCCGTCCAACGGCTTCTGCGCAAGCAATGCCTGCCGCCGCAGCAATGGATGAGCTGGAAGCGGCAAATGCACGAGAGCGCATTCCGGTTCCTGCTGGCCCAAAGGTAGAAAAGCCTCGTGTAAACACTCAGGCAGCCAAACCCTCTGCGCCAACTAAGTCCGCGCCAGCCAAATCTTCTCCTGCCAAGACTTCCGCTTACCCAATGACGGGGGCGCAGCCAACCACCAAAACCTACGAACGTAGTGGCGGCCCAACGGCAGACGAGCTTGCCAACTACAAGCCGCCAGCTAAGCTAACCAAAAAACAACAAATTGAACAAGAAATTGATTCAATTAAGCCAACCGCAGAGCAAACCCAAAAAGGTTTAGAAACCGCATCTGCTATGGCTGGTGGCGTTGGTTTAAAAGCTTTGCAATCTCTGGCAAAGAAACTTGCCACGCCAAAGATGGCAAAGTACTCCCAAGAGGCGCTTCCAGCGCCAACAAAGCGCCTGACTTACGACAAAGCTGGCGCAGTTGCACGCAAACGCGCAGAAAGAGCCGAAGCTCGCAAGAGTGAGATGCTCAAAGAAAACGCCAAACGTTACGGGCTTGATGAAAGCTCTCCCGGTTACGAAGCGGCCGCAGGCGCAGTAAGAAAAGGCCTTGGCGGTAAAGATTTCGCTTTGAAGAAGGGTGGCTCTGTGAAAAAAGCCATGCCAATCAAGAAAATGGCGTCTGGTGGTTCTGTGTCTGGCGCATCAAAACGCGCAGACGGTGCTGCAATCAAAGGTAAGACACGCTGCAAAATGCGTTAAGGAGCTGACATGAACGACATGATGATGAAGAAAAAACCCCCTCGTGGTCTGCAAGATGGTGTTTACACAGAAGACTCCGGCATGCCTCCTCCTCAAGACATCGATGGCGGCTCGGCTCCCAAGCCACGCAAGCCAAAGAAGTACGCCAGTGGTGGCAGTGTTACTCGCGCCGATGGTTGCGTCACCAAGGCCCACACCAAGGGCAAGATGATCAAAATGGCTGGCGGCGGGATGTGCTGACATGAGAGCCAGTCGCGGCATGGGAGACATCCTCCCCTCAAAGATGCCCAAAGGCGTGCGTAAAGCTCGCCGGGACAACACCAACTTCACGCAATATGCTGAAGGCGGTAAAGTCAATGCGGCTGGCAATTACACCAAGCCCGATCTGCGCAAGCGGATTGTCAGCCAAGTGAAAGCTGCCGCAACACAGGGCACCGGCGCAGGCCAGTGGTCAGCCCGTAAAGCTCAGCTTGTAGCAAAGAAATACAAAGCCGCAGGAGGTAGTTATCGTGACTAATCATATGGAAGATTGCGCCGTACATGAAGACGGCCCTTGCACTTGTGGGACTGAAGAAGTCTTGCAGGATTTGGAATTGGAAGAAGCTGGCCTGCTGGCGGACGACTAAATGAAGGCTCCCCAGCAATCCCTCAAAGACTGGGGCGACCAGAAATGGCGCACCAAGAGTGGGAAGCCGTCTTCAAAAACTGGTGAGCGGTATTTACCGGAGAAGGCGATAAAATCGCTCAGCCCCGCAGAGTATGCAGCCACCACAAAAGCCAAACGTGCTGGCAAGGCGGCGGGTAAACAGTTTGTGGCCCAGCCCAAGACCATCGCAAAGAAAACAGCAGGTTTTAGATAATGGCAACATCAGGCACAGCAGCGTTTAACATGGACCTCACGGAGATCGTGGAGGAAGCGTTTGAACGCGCTGGTGGTGAGTTGCGCACGGGCTACGACTTACGCACGGCCAGTCGATCCATGAACCTGATGTTCGCCCAGTGGGCAAATCGTGGTTTAAACATGTTCACGTATGAGCAGGGGTCGATTAATTTGACCCCCGGCCAAGCAACGTACAACCTTCCTGCGGACACAGTGGACCTTTTGGAGCACGTCATCCGCACGGGCGCGGGTAACGTTTCAACACAAGCAGACCTGACCATCACCCGGATCAGTGTCTCTACATACGCCACGATTCCTAACAAGCTCCAGCAAGCCCGTCCAATTCAGGTTTGGATTGAACGCTTGACTGACTCCCCCCGAATAAACGTCTGGCCCGTTCCAGACAACTCGCAGCCTTACGTGTTTGTGTACTGGCGTCTGCGCCGCATGCAAGACGCTGGGGGCGGTGTAAACACAATGGATATGCCTTTTCGCTTCTATGAGGCTATGACGGCTGGGCTGGCTTACCACCTTGCGCTGAAAATTCCGGGGTCGATGGACCGCCTGCCAATTTTGAAGCAACAATACGACGAAGCTTGGGACCTCGCCTCGTCCGAAGACCGTGAGAAGGCTGCAGTCAGGTTTGTGCCACGCGCCACTCGCATAGGAAGCGGTGGCTACTGATGTCAAACCGGTTTGCAGCAGGTCACAAAGCGATTGCCATGTGCGACCGCTGCGGGCAGCAGTTTAAGCTCAAGCAGCTCAAGACAGAGATCATCAAGCAGCGCAAGTACGAGCTGCTGGTGTGCCCGGAGTGCTGGGACCCTGATCAGCCGCAGTTGATGCTTGGCACGTTCCCTGTGGATGACCCACAGGCGCTTAGGAACCCACGCAGGGACACAACCTACGTGACCTCTGGTTTAAACGACGAGGGCAACTTGTCGGGCGGCTCAAGGGACATTCAGTGGGGCTGGAACCCTGTGGGTGGGGCCAGTTTTTTTGACGTAGCCCTGACGCAGAACTACTTGGTAGCGACAGCGTTTGTTGGTACAGTTGCAATATCTTGAAGGAAACGACATGGCTAAATTCAGTCACAAAATGATGGGTAAAGAAGTTGGTCAAGCCAGCGTCTACGCAGAACCTCACACCATGAAGGGCAAGGTTGTCAAAGCATCCAGCAGCCCCGGTAAAGAGCCAAACCGCAGCAATGCCGACACGGTAAATATGAGCGTGGGCGGCATCAGCAACAAGCCTGACGGCATGGGCACCAAGACCAGCGGCATCAAAATCCGTGGCACTGGCGCTGCTACCAAAGGCATCATGGCCCGAGGCCCGATGGCGTAAAAAATGACGTACAACGAACTGGTCACCGCTGTTTCCAACTACTGTGAGAACGTGTTCTCGACGGTAGACATGGACACGTTCATCCGGCAAGCGGAGCAGCGCATCTTCAACGTCGCTCAGCCTGCCAACCAGCGCAAGAACGTGACTGGATCGTTGACGGCGGGGAACAAGTACCTTCAGTGCCCGGTGGACTTCTTGTCCGTGTTCAGCTTGGCGATCTACCCTGCTGCTGGCGGCTCGTATGAATATCTGCTGGACAAGGATGTGAACTTCATCCGGCAGGCGTACCCCAATCCGGCTACCACAGGTAAGCCCAAGCACTACGCCATCTTCGGTCCTCGCTCGGACAATGAAGACGAGCTGACGTTGATCCTCGGCCCGACACCTGATGCCGCTTACAACGCTGAGCTGCACTACTACGCCTACCCTGAGTCGATTGTGGACGCTGCTGATGGCCGCACTTGGCTGGGCGACAACTTTGACTCTGTTCTTTTGTACGGCACCATGAACGAGGCGCTGACCTACATGAAGGGTGAGCCCGACATGGTCAAGCTGTACCAAGAACGGTACGTTCAGGCAGTTGCCCTGTACAAGAACTTGGCAGACGGCAAGCAGCGCGGTGACGCGTACCGCAACGGCCAAGTTAGAACGGCGGTCCAATGAGCATCGTTCAGACACAGACCACCAGCTTCAAGGCGGAGTTGTACGAGGGCATTCACAATCTGCTCACGGACACTCTGCGTATTGCGCTGTACACGGCCAATGCAAACCTCAACGAGGACACCACTGCGTATTCAGCTTCCAACGAAGTAACGGGTACAGGCTATGTGGCTGGCGGCGTAACCTTGACCGGCGTGACTATCAGCTCCTCCGGCTACACGGCCTACGTCAACTTCAACAACGTGGCGTTTGGGGCTTCGGTAACTGCACGCTGCGCTTTGATCTACAACGCAAGCAAGGCCAACCGGTCTATCGCCGTGCTGGACTTTGGTTCGGACAAGACATCGGCCAGCTTCACCATCACCATGCCGCAAAACACTGCAACGACGGCACTCATTCGCAGTTCAATTTAAGGAGTCACCATGACCACAGACCGCATCAATGCCACTGACAAGGTGGAGGCTGCTTGCAGCTACAACACAAAACCCGCTGACCAGATGAGCATTCAAGGCTCGTACCACGCTGTCTGCTACGACGCGCAGGGTAACGTCAAGTGGGAAGACGACATCAAGAACTTGGTGACAACCGTGGGCAAGAATCTGACGCTGGACACCATCCTTGGCAACTCTGCTGCTGGCGCTGTGGTGATGGGCTTGAAAGGCGTTGGCACTGCCGACGTAGCGGACACCCAAGCCTCGCACGCAAGCTGGCTGGAAGTGGGTCTGGCTAACGCCCCCACATACTCTGGCAACCGCAAGACTCCATCGTTTAGCGCTGCCGCTGCTGGTAGCAAGGCCACATCTTCGGCTTCCACCTTCTCGATCACATCGACAGGCACGGTGGCTGGCTGCTTCATCAACATTGGTGGCAGCGCAACAATTGACAACACCACGGGCACATTGTTTTCGGCTGGCGATTTTTCCAGCTCGAAGGCCGTTGTAAACGGTGACTCAATTGCTGTCAGCTACTCTGCAACTCTGACCTAATCATGGCCGGACGTGCTTGGGGCATAGGAACTTGGGGCGCTGGTGGCTGGGGCGGTATTACTGCTTTCAGCGACAGCGTATCTGAGTCCGTCTCAATCACAGAAGTTCAGACAGTTGTTGCTACATTTGCGCTGTCAGTTGCTGAGAGCGTTGCAGCTACAGAAGATCAGTCTGTTGCCGTGGGGTTTTCGGCTGTTGTTGCGGAGAGTGCGGGTATTGCAGAAGACCAAACTGCCGTAGTGGCGTATACAGTCTCTGTGTCGGAAACTTCGGGCCTTGCTGAATCCCAAGCGGTTGCAGCCACATTTGCTTTTGCAGTTTCCGAAAGTGTGGCGATTGCAGAAGATCAAATTATTGCAGCCACGTTTGCCCTATCGGTAAATGAGAGCGCTGGGGTTACTGACAATCAAATTGTTGGCTCCGCTTTCAATGAGTCGGTTGACGAGTCCGTGGGAATTACTTCTGCGGAAGAGGGCGCGGCTGAGTTTTTGGTATCGGTTGATGAGACCACAGAGGCAACGGCCACACAAGAAGCGGCTGTCGCGTTTGTTGCCTCAATCAACGAGTTGGCGGCGCTGACAGCACAGGAATTTGCAATTACGGCGTACAACGTGAGTCGGTCAGAGACGGCGGCAATCACCGAAACGCAATCAGGCAGAAGGTTCTGGGAGCCAGTGGATGACATTCAAAACGCCAACTGGCAAAATATCACCAATACACAGTCAACATCATGGGTTGATGTTGTTACTTAGGAGTCGTAAATGACAACAGGAAATACCACGCTGCTTGGACTGGCACTGCCGGTTGAAGGCGAACTTGACGGCACATGGGGCGACGTTGTCAACGACTCGATCACCTCGCTGGTGGACTCCGCCGTTGCGGGTACAACTACCCTGAGCGCGGACGCAGACGTTACGCTGACCACCACAGTCCTTGCGGCCAACCAAGCCCGTCAGGCGATTATTCGTTGGACAGCCAGTAACGGAGCCACGACACGCAACATTACAGCGCCTGCTCAGAGCAAGCCCTACATCGTGATCAACGCGGGTACAGGCTCTATCGTCATCCGTGGTGCAGGCCCAACGACTGGGGTAACGCTTCCCGCAGGCGCACGGGCGCTGGTGGCGTGGAACGGCTCTGATTTCGTCAAAATCGTCAGCAACCCAGTGGTGCTTACTTCGGACGTAAGTGGCGTATTACCTGAAGCTAATGGTGGAACAGGCGAGTCTACCTACACTAGCGGCCAACTATTGATTGGTAACGCAGCGGGCGGATTGACAAAAGCCACTTTGACTCAAGGCGCTAATATTGCGATTACCAATGGCGATGGGTCTATTACGATTGCTGCAACTGGGGTAGGGGCGGGCGACGTGGTGGGACCGGCATCCGCCACGAACAACGTCCTTGTAGCGTTTGATGGCACGACCGGGAAACTAATCAAGGTGGGGTCGGCCAGTTCAACAACTGTTGATGGCACCAATCTGGTCGGCTACAAGAACATCCCATATGTGACAGACAAGACCACTTCTTACTCGTTGGCTGTTGGCGATGTTGGTGAGGTGGTTGGCGTGGGCACTGGTGGCTCAATCACAATCCCTGACGCAACCTTTGCGGCTGGTGATGCGGTGCTGGTGTTCAACAACACCACTGGTGACATCACGGTTACTTGCACGATCACCACAGCCTACATTGCCGGGACAGACACTGATGTGGCATCTGTTACGCTGTCTACTCGTGGCGTGTGCAACATCTTGTTCATTTCTGGCACAGTTTGTGTCATCACTGGAAACGTCTCGTAATGGCTCTCGTCCTCAAAAACCGCGTCAAGTCCACAACCACGACGACTGGTACGGGGACACTCACGCTCGGCGCTGCTGCAACTGGGTATCAGGCTTTCTCCGCCATTGGCGACGCCAACACCACGTACTACCTGATCACAGACCAAATCAACTGGGAAACAGGTCTGGGGACGTACACAGCGTCAGGAACCACCTTGAGCCGAGATCAGGTCTACGCCTCATCCAACTCCAACGCTCTGGTGAACTGGGGTGCTGGAACCAAGGACGTGCTGTGCGCTCAACCCTCGGCGGTCACTCAACCGGGCATTCCTTTTTGCGACGACTCGGACATTGGCGCCGATCTGGCAGGCTGGTCAGCTTTGCAGGCTGCGCTAAACCAAGGTGTTGTAGGTGGGCAGACGTTCAACAACAACGGCACGAACGGAATCGTCAGCACTTACAGTTTGGTTTATACAAATGCTGGGGGCGCATACGTTGGCGGCGTACTTGCCCCTAATGGGGATATTTACTTTGTGCCTCGTAGCGCCAACAGAGGCCAGAAGATATCCGCTGCTGGAGTAGTTTCTACTTATTCATTGGTTTATACATCAACAGGCGCATACCAAGGCGGGGTGCTTGCCCCTAACGGAGATATTCATTTTATTCCTTCAGGCGCAAACAGAGGCCAGAAAATCTCTGCCTCTGGAGTTGTGAGTACGTATTCGCTTGTCTACACCACAACAACCGCATACCAAGGCGGCGTCCTTGCACCTAGCGGTGATATTCATTTCGTTCCGTATAATGCCAACCGAGGACAGAAAATATCTGTTGCGGGTGTTGTTTCAACGTATTCTCTTGTTTATACAGAATCAGCCGCATACGCTGGTGGGGTTCTCGCCCCCAACGGAGACATTCATTTTGTCCCGAGAAATGCTGCTGTTGGACAAAAGATTTCAGCTACAGGTGTTGTATCAACCTACTCTTTAGTTTATACAACAACATCCGCATACGAAGGTGGCGTGCTTGCTCCTAACGGAGATATATACTTTGTGCCTTATAGCGCCAACCAAGGTCAAAAAATATCTCCATCTGGGGTTGTATCAACCTACTCTTTAGTTTATACAACAACATCCGCATACCAAGGCGGCGTCCTAGCCCCAAATGGAGACATACATTTTGTTTCGGCTAGTGCCAACGTAGGCCAGAAAATATCTGCCTCTGGGGTTGTAAGTACATACTCTCTCGTCTACACAGCAACAAGCACATACGCTGGAGGTGTTCTTGCTCCCAACGGTGATATACACTTTGTTCCAGACGTTGCCAATAGGGGCCAAACAATCTCCACAAATCCCGGTCAACCTTTGGGCTTGGGCGTGTGCCTCAGCTCATTTTTGAACAAGTTCTGACCATGACATTCTTACTCAAAGATCGCGTTCAGGTCACCACGACCACCACAGGGACTGGCACGCTTACGCTTGGAGCGGCCTCTGTTGGCTACCAAGACTTCACCAACGTCGGCGACGGCAACCAAACCTACTACACCATTACAAACAATATTGACTGGGAAGTTGGGATCGGCACTTACACGGTATCGGGCACGACCCTGAGCCGTCAACAGGTGTTTGCATCTAGCAACAGCGGTGCGTTGGTCAACTGGGGTGCTGGTGACAAGACGGTATTTATTCCCCTGCCTGCGGAAACGTCGGGCTTGGCAAACGCTACAGCAGACAACAGCAGCATTGGCACGGACGGCGTTGCGTTCCAGAACTTCCAGAAGAAGCTCCAGCTCAGCGTGAACGGCGGTGTGGCGTTTAATAACAATGATACAGCGGGGATTGTTAGTACGTATTCTTTGATTTATACAACAACTGGAGCATATACAGGAGGCGTACTCGCACCTAACGGCGATATATATTTTGTTCCTCTATCTGCCAACATAGGTCAGAAAATAAACACTTTAACTGGAGTTGTTTCTACATACTCACTTGTTTACACAAGAGCAAATGCTTATAAAGGTGGTGTATTGGCCGCAAATGGCGATATTCATTTTGTACCTGCTTTTGCCGTCGGAGGTCAAAAAGTAAATTCATCTGGCGTTGTTTCTACATACTCCCTTGTTTATACAGCGGGAAGCGCCTATGCTGGCGGCGTACTTGCGCCTAACGGGGATATACATTTTATTCCAGAAGATGCAAATAAAGGGCAGAAAGTATCGGCAGTAGGCGTAGTTTCTACTTATAGTTTAGTTTATACAATAAACGGCGCTTATAAAGGCGGAGTCTTAGCACCCAATGGAGATATTCATTTTGTTCCAAAAAGCGCAGAAGTTGGTCAAAAAATATCAGCAGCGGGGGTTGTTTCAACTTATTCGTTAATTTATACAGCATCTAGTGCTTATACTGGTGGCGTTCTAGCCCCCAACGGGGATATTCATTTTATTCCAAGTACAGATAATCTTATTGGGCAAAAAGTATCAGTGGCAGGTGTGGTTTCTACGTACTCATTAATTTATTCGGCTGGAAACGCATATCAAGGAGGCTTATTGGCCCCTAATGGAGATATTCATTTTGTTCCACTCAGCGCCGCAAGAGGCCAGAAAGTATCAGCAGCAGGAGTAGTTTCAACCTATTCTTTAGTTTATACAACAGGAAGTTCTTATATTGGCGGCATTCTCTCACCTAATGGAGATATTTATTTTATCCCCCATAGTGCCGCTTTAGGTCAAAAAATCTCTACCTGCCCCGCCATCCCCTTCCCATCCGATGTCTGCCTGAGCAGCTATCTGAACAAGTTTTAAGGACGCACCATGGCATTGGTTCTGAACGACCGGGTCAAGACAACAACGACCACAACGGGCACTGGCACGTACACGCTGGGAACAGCCGCTGATGGGTTCCAAGACTTCTCCGTGGTTGGGGATGGGAACACCACGTACTACAGCGTGACTGACGGTACGGACTGGGAAATCGGCATTGGCACATACACCGCCTCTGGCACAACGCTGGCACGCACCACGATCCTTGAATCAAGCAACAGCAACGCTGCCGTAAACTGGAGCGCAGGCGATAAAGACGTTATCACCACCTACCCGGCTGATGCTACTCAGGGCACAGTGCCCACAGCGGACAACTCATCGGTCGGCACCAATCTGGTGGAGTGGACAAACCTGAAGAAGTACCTTGACGCCGGGGTGGTCAATGGTGTGCCGTTCAACAACAATGGTGTGGGTGGGATTGTCAGTACGTATTCACTGGTGTACACAACAGCAAGCGCATACGTTGGCGGTGTCTTAGCCCCTAATGGGGATATACACTTCGTACCTTATTCAGCCAACAGAGGGCAGAAGATATCTGCTGCTGGAGTTGTATCAACCTATTCACTGGTCTACACAACATCAGTTGCATACAGCGGAGGTGTCCTCGCCCCCAACGGAGATATTCACTTCGTGCCTCTTAGCGGCAGACGAGGACAGAAGATTTCTGCATCCGGTGTTGTTTCAACTTATTCACTTGTTTACACAGCAAACGGAGCATACCAAGGCGGCGTCCTTGCTCCCAACGGAGATACACATTTTGTTCCTAATGGCGCAGCAGTAGGTCAAAAAATATCCGCAGCGGGAGTTGTTTCAACGTATAGCTTGGTTTACACAGCAAGCGGAGCATACGCAGGTGGAGTTTTAGCCCCAAATGGAGACATACATTTTGTTCCACTTGACGCAGTAGTAGGTCAGAAAATATCTGCTGCTGGAGTAGTCTCAACTTACTCTCTAGTGTACACGGCATCAAACGCATACGAAGGCGGCGTCCTAGCCCCAAATGGTGATATTCATTTTGTTCCGCAAAGCGCAAACAGAGGCCAAAAAATATCAGCAGCGGGTGTAGTCTCTACCTACTCGCTAGTGTACACAAGAAGTGAGGCATACGCTGGCGGTGTCCTTGCTCCCAACGGTGATATACATTTTGTTTCTTATAACGCCAACCGAGGTCAGAAAATATCTGCTGCTGGAGTAGTCTCAACTTATTCATTGGTTTACACGATATTAGACGCATACGCTGGCGGCGTCCTTGCGCCTAATGGCGATATACATTTTGTTCCGCGAAACGGTGTAGTCGGCCAAACAATCTCCACCAACGTACAGCAAAAAGTAGGTTATGCTTTAAGTCCGTTTTTCAATAAATTTTAACCGCAGCAAGGAGAGCCCGTGTACAACCGCGACAAGATCATTGACGTCATGCAGGAAATTTACGACGAGTCCAAGTCGATTGCGCCCTATGTGCTGATCGCCCAACCCCGCCGAGACCTTGCCGAAACCGCCGCCCAAAACTTTGACGGGTACGACGGCCTCCACATTGACCTAATGGGGTTCTCCCACGGGTTTGTTCACATCGGCGGCGAGAAGGTTGACGTTGCTCGGAATTACCTGATTGAGCAGGCATTGACCTCCGGGGCTAAGTACCTGCTGTTCATCGGTGAGGACACCGTTTTGCCTTACGATGGCTTCAAGGTGCTGCACGAGACAGCAGAGAAGAACCCTGACGCTGTGGTGACTGGGGTGTACTACATCAAATGCTCAGACGCAATGATTATGGTACGCAACAAGGATTGGATCACCATCCCCAACGTAGACCCCGGCCAACTGATTGAGGCGTGGCAGACCGGCATGGATGTCATGATGATCCCGATCAGTCTTCTTCAGAAGATGAAGGACGAAGCGCCTGACCTGCCGTTTACCTGCATTGGCAGCCAAATTGATGGCCCCAAGGGCGTCATCCCGTTTATTGGTGAGGACAACTTTTTCGTCCACCGCCTGCACAAGCGCGGAACCAAGCTGCTGGTGAACACGGACGTTCAGTGCCTGCACATGGACTTGGCGACAGGTATGTACACCGCGCATCCTTCGGTTGACCTGAAGAACTACTACACCAACATCAAGCCCACCCGCCCTCTTACGCTGGACGACAAGGAGTTTATTGACCGTCGCTGGGCTGATCGTCTGCCTGAAGGTACTGGTAGTTACAAGTCTGTCATTGCCAAGCTGCTAGAAGAAGGTCAGCCAATTAAGTTCAACATGGGCTGTGGGCGTGATCGTATTGAAGGCTACCTTGGTGTTGATATGCACAGCGATACAGCGGACATCAAGCAAGACATCATGAAGTTAGACTTGCCAGAGCAGTGCGCTGACGAGATATTTGCCAGCCATGTGATTGAGCATATCCCCCAGCATCGCGCTCCTAAAGTCTTAGAGAAGTGGCTGGCTACGCTGAAAGACGGCGGTATGCTGGTGATGGAAACGCCCGACCTTGCGGGCCTGTGCAAAGACTACCTTGAACAAGACGGCGCAGATCAGCACATGACGGCAATGTGTATCTATGGCGCTCACGTAGACCGCATTACTCCTGAGACGCAAGAGAAAGGCGCTTTGTCTCCACATCTGTGGGGCTACACACCGAAGTCACTGGCTGACTTGTGTACGGCGGTCGGCTTTAAAGACATTAAAATTCTGCCAGTAGAAGGGCAGCATCCGGGTAAAAACTTTAGATTGGAGGCAGTTAAATGACCACCGTATCCCTTGAAGGTTTGCAATCAGGCATGGCAGGTGAAGACCGCGCCATTGCTATTTTGAAGGTCGAGCACAACGGACAGACCTATGACTGGCAGCGATACGTCCCTGCTGGCGTAGACCTGTCGCAGTTCGTTTCCGGCTTGAATGCCAGCGTGGGGGCCGAGATCGACGCCAAAGAGGCTGAGTGGGCTGCACTGACGCCCAAGACCCGCGAGAGTCTTGACCCCATGACGGGCGAGACAATCACCGTGGACATCGACAAGTCTGAGGTGGTGCGCCCGGATGTTCCTGACTACTACGCCAAGCGCCGCGCCGAGTACCCTGCTTTGGGTGACCAGTTGGATGCGCAGTGGAAAGGTGGCGATGCAGCCACGGACATGCAGGCCCAGATTCAGGCCGTGAAGACCAACAACCCCAAACCTTCTTGGCTATGAACTTTGTCCTGTCCAGAGAGCATCTTGGCAAGATCGTTCGGTTTGACGAGCTGACGGTGGTGACGCTGCCTGAGAGCGTCTTTAAACAGGGCGACATTCTTGTGATGTTCAACAACACGGACAAGTTCACCACTATTGAGTCCAAGATGGCTCAGACCTACAGGTCGGGGATGCCCAAGGTGAAGAGCCACTTGGAGTTCCCGCCAAGGTGTTTGATCAACGTGGTCTTTGTGGCAGACGAGATCGCAATCTTTACGTATGGAGTCTGACATGAGTGGCATTGTTTTGGCTTTTGTCGGTGGCTCCTACGGGGGCGCTGGGGTTTTGATTGTCAGTGGAACCTTCTCTGGAGGCCCAATCATGTCAACACCATTTGGCGGTTAAATCTTTGATGAGGTAGTCCATGTCCGAGGAATCTATGGAGACCCGTATGTCAGTCCATGAAGCCGTTTGCGCCCAGCGTTACGAAAAGATCAACGACTCTCTTGACGCTGGCGAGAAGCGCATGACCAAGATTGAATACCTGCTCTACGCAGTAATCGCTGCCGTGTTGCTTGGCCCCGGCGTTGCGGCTGAGATGGTGAAGAAGCTGCTGGGACTCTGATCATGAAAGACTGGGCTGTTGCATTTATTGCAGCGGCCCTTCTTGTTGGCCTTGTGGTTTGGTGTGCATACGTTTTTATAGGAGTGGTTTATGGTTGATCTTGCCAAAGCCATTGGGGCTGTTGCTGCAAGTGTTGCCGCACTGGGTGGCAGTTACACACTTGCCGACAAGTTTGGCTTGCTTGATCGGGCCATCATTGAGTGGACGCCTGAGCATTTTAAAATTGTGGCCGAGGCCGGAAAGCCCATCAACGTGACGGTTGCACGGATCAAAAAACGGGACGACTGCTCGGTTGAGAGCTTCACGCCAAGTATCCGCGATGCGGCAGGTATGGTGCATGAAGCCACCACTACGGCAAGCAAGTTCAGTGGGCCAGCAGGGCCAGAAATTGACACTTTCACCTACCAACTTACGATGGTGAGAAAAGAGAAAGTTGCACCCGGCAAAGCCACTTTGCTGGCAACCATCAAATACAAATGTCCTGAAGGGGAGCGTGTTGTGCAGTATCCCCGCCATCCCAATCTCAGCTTTGAATTGAAAGGGTAAAGAAATGGCACAGTTTGAGCCAGCTTTTGAGCTGATGATGCAAGACGAGGGCGGCTACGTCCTCCACGAAGTTCCCGGCGACACTGGGGGCATGACCTACGCAGGCATTGCCCGGAACAAGAACCCGCAGTGGCCCGGTTGGGCGCTGGTAGACAAGAAGGAGCTTGGCGGGTCTCTCACCCCCATGGTGCGTGAGTTCTACCGTACCGAGTTTTGGGACAAGATGCGCGGCAACGAGATCAGCAACCAAGACGTAGCCAACACCATCTTCAACTTCGGCGTAAACGCTGGCATGGGCATGGCCGTGAAGCTGGCGCAGCTCGTTGTTGGGGCTACCCCTGACGGCGGCGTAGGCGCAAAGACGGTAGAGAAGCTCAACCAGATACCTGACGGCCAACGCTTCAAGGAGCAGTACGCCTTGGCCAAAATTGCTCGTTATGTTGAGATTTGCAACAAGAACCCTGTGCAGGTCAAGTTCCTGAAGGGTTGGGTCGCAAGAACATTAAGGGGCCTCAAGTGATTACGCAAGAAACTTTAAAAACATTTGTGACCTACAACCCTGATACGGGAGACTTTGTTCGTTTGCTTGGCACGGGTAAAGGCGCGTCTGTTGGCGCTGTTACGCAGGGTTCCCTTGATAAATCCACCGGGTACAGGAAGTTGTGCATAAAGGGCAAGCAGTATTACGCCCACAGACTGGCTTGGCTTTACATAAATGGCTCATGGCCTGAAAATCAGATTGACCACATCAATTTTGACAGGGCGGACAACAGAATTTCCAACCTAAGACCCGCAACCAATGCGGAAAACAACCAGCACGCAAAGGCCAAATCAAATAGCGCCACCGGAGTTCTCGGGGTTAGCTGGCACAAAAGGGCTAAAAAGTACGTTGCGCAAATTACTCATCTTGGGCGGCACGTTTACCTTGGGTTGTTTGCCTCAATTGAGGATGCCGTGGCGGCTCGGCGTAAGGCGGAAGAGATTTATTGCAGCCATCACAGGAGTGCCGCATGAGCTTACTTGGCGTTGGATCAATCATTGAAGCGGTCGGAAAGGTTGCGGGAGACCTTATCACCACCGACAAAGAGCGGATGGAGATGGAGGTTGAACAGCGCAAGCTCGACCTTGAAGAAAAGCGCATCGACCAAGCCACCGACCTTGCCCAGATTGAGGTCAACAAGATCGAGGCCGCAAGCTCCAGCGTCTTTGTTTCTGGCTGGCGACCTGCTATCGGCTGGATTGGCGTTGCAGCTATGGGCTATCAGTTTCTAGCCTACCCGCTGTTTCAGTGGGGTTGGAAGTGGGCGCAGGCTACCGGGTGGATTCCTGCGGGCTTGGAGCCCCCTCCTGTACTGGACGCAGACCAGCTCTGGGTGATATTATCGGGCATCTTGGGCATCGCTGGCATGAGGTCTTTTGAGAAGACTAAAGGCGTTGCCAGCAAATAAAGGTGACCCATGCCACTGAAGTCCATAATCTTTCGCCCGGGCGTAAACCGGGAGCAAACCCGCTACGCCGCTGAGGTGATCGGCGCTTCCGCACCTGCAACTCAAGTTGTTGGTGGTTGGTATGAATCCGAGAAGGTGCGCTTTCGCTCCGGCATGCCAGAGAAGATTGGCGGCTGGCAGCGTATTTCTGCCAGCACGTTCCTTGGGGTTTGTCGCTCCCTGTGGAACTGGGTGACGCTTGGTTCTCTTAACCTTGTCGGCGTTGGCACAAACCTCAAGTTTTACATTGAACGCGGCGCAGCCTATTACGACATCACGCCCATTCGGGATACGGTTACTCTAACCAACCCTTTTACCGCTACCAACGGCTCGGCAATCATCACTGTCGCAGATACGGCGCACGGCTGCGTTACAGGGGACTTTGTGACTTACAGCGGGGCTACAGGTCTGGGAGGTAACATTACTGCAACGGTGCTCAACAAGGAGTATCAAGTCACCATAGTCGGCGCAAACTCCTACACAATCAATGTTGGCGTCAATGCCAACGCTACGGACGTGTCGGGCTCTCCCGGCGGCGGTACGGTGACAACCGCGTACCAGATCAATGTCGGTCCTGAATATCAAATTCCAACCACTGGCTGGGGCTCGGGCACTTGGGGCGCTGGAGTTTGGGGCTTTGGCGGAAATTCCCAAGCCTCCCTGCGGTTGTGGAGTCAGATCAATTTTGGCGAGGACTTGATCTTTGCACCGCGTGACGGGCAAATTTATTACTGGGATGCCACCTCGGGAGTTAGCACTCGCGGGGTTTTGTTGTCGTCTTTGGGCGGCGCATCAGATGTGCCGACGGTGCAGAAGTTCATCTTTGTGTCGGATATCAGTCGGTTTGTTTTTGCGTTTGGCTGCAACGACTACGGCTCGGCCACCCAAAACCCCATGCTGATTCGCTGGTCGGACCAAGAGTCGGCGGTGGACTGGACTCCTGCGCCCACAGGTCAAGCTGGAAGCATCCAGTTGTCTGATGGTTCCGAATTGATCACCTGCTTGCAAACCCGGCAAGAAATTGTGACGTGGACCGATTCGGCCCTGTACTCGTTGCAGTATGTGGGCGTCCCTGCGGTGTGGAGTACCCAGCTTCTAGCAAGCAACATCTCCATCTATGGGCCAAACGCAAAGGCCGTAGCTTCTGGTGTGATCTACTGGATGGGCGTAGACAAATTCTATAAGTACGACGGTCGTACCCAGACCCTACGCTGCGACCTGCGCCAGTACATCTTCAGCGACATCAACCAGCTCCAGAACCAGCAAGTGTTTGCTGGGACGAACGAAGGCTTCAATGAGGTCTGGTGGTACTACTGCTCTGCTGGCAGCAACGTGGTGGACAAGTATGTGGTGTACAACTACGCAGAAGACATTTGGTACTACGGCACTCTAGGCCGCACGGCATGGCTGGACTCGGGTCTGCGCGACTACCCATTGGCTGCTACGTATACCTATAACTTGGTGAACCATGAGCAAGGTGTAGATGACAATCAAACAGGCACTCCTACTGCTATTGCAGCGCTTATTAGTTCGTCTGAGTTTGATATTGACGACGGGCACAACTTTGGCTTTATTTGGCGTGTACTTCCGGACATAACCTTCCGGAACTCCACGGGCGCTTTGACGCCTCAGTGCAACATGACGCTGATCCCAATGCGCAACTCTGGCTCTGGGTTTACAACGCCTGCGTCTACAAACGGCACAAGCTCGGCTCAGATTCAACGCATCGCCACAGCTCCGATTGAGGAGTTCACGGGGCAGGTGTACATCCGTGTGCGCGGCAGGCAGCTCATCTTCAAGGTGGACTCCGACCGACTGGGTACAACGTGGCAGCTTGGTGTGCCCCGCATTGACATCAAGAAAGATGGACACAGGTGACATGTATACTGATCTAAAAAATATGTGTATACTGAAGACTCTTAAATTAAGGAGTCTTGGTATGAAATTTGTTGATCGAACTAAACAGGTTTTTGGAAACTTAACCGTCTTAGAGCAGGCTGGGCGCAACAATTTAAAAAAGGTTTTGTGGCGCTGCCAGTGTGAATGCGGCAAAGAAGTTGTGGTTGTTTCTGGCAGCTTGGTAACAGGCAACACAACGTCGTGCGGTTGTATTGGTAAAAACTTTAAGCATGGTGGCACGGGTAAAGGCTCGTACAACACATGGCGAGCCATGATGCGCAGGTGTTACAACTCTGCCGACAAAGACTACCCAAAATGGGGAGGGCGTGGAATTTTGGTGCATGCAGCGTGGCATGATTACGTGTCTTTTGCGCTCGCGGTTGGGGAGCCAGCAGGTAAAGAAACGCTTGATCGAATTGACCCCAACGGTAGCTACGAGCCGGGAAATGTAAGATGGGCCTCTCCGGCAATTCAAGCAAGGAATATTAGAGTGCCAAAAACCAGCAAAACCGGAGTTACTGGCGTGTTGTTTCACAACAATCGGTATTACGCCGCCATCACCGTTAAAACAAAAAAGTTTTACTCCAAGTGTTTTACAAACTTGGAAGAAGCCGCTGCCGCACGTAAGGAACTTGAGCGTCTGCATTGGGGGGTTGCTTAATGGCTATCGTACAAATCTTTGCCTCGCCTTCGCTGCCTCTGTCGCCCAAACAGTTTGAGCAGCAGTATCAGGACCAACTGAACAACATCTTGCGTCTGTACTTCAACCAGATACAGGCCACGCTGGGTCAGCTTGCTTCAAACACAAACTTTCTTGTAGCCGAGCTACCAAGCGCGGCGGATGCTGGCTCAGGTGCAAGGGCGTTTGTGTCCAATGCGACAGGCCCAACATTTGGCAGCGTAGTCGTTGGTGGCGGAGCAGTGAAGACCCCCGTGTACTCAGACGGTACAAATTGGCGTGTCGGATGACAACGCAATAAGGAATAGACATGGCAGTAAAATTTACCGAAGGTCTGGAGGGCATGTCCGCTCAGGACAAGGCAAAAGAATACAACACGCTTCTTGGGCAGGGGTTTTCTGATCAAGCAATTAAAGCCGCCGCTGATACCGCGTTCGGAGATCAAAGTCAGTACTGGAGCTATCTAACCGACTTGGCGGCACAAATCCGACCTGTCGCCAACACCGGAAATCTTCCTGTAGACAACTTGGCCCTCGCTGGCAGTCTTGACTTCTCCAACACAGGCCTTGCAGGTCTTGCCAACGCAAATTTAACTGGGTTGAACGCCATCCGAACAGATGGCGGTGGGCTGCCATCTTCAAATGCCTCATACGTATCGGCAGATGATCGGCAGCAAAACTTTATTGATGCCAACACCGTTCGACCTGAGGTAAAAGACGAGCTTTCTGGAACTTTCAAAACAATCTTTGGCCGCGACCCAACGGCTGCCGAGTTGACCGGGCTGCGCAGCAGTTACGGGGATACGATTGATTCAACTGAGTTCAATAATCTTGTTCTGAGCAAGCGCGATTTAAACGTTGGCTATGGCGTTCCTACGACTCAGGCCGTCACGCCTGTTTACGAATACACGACAAGCAAAGGCGAGTATGGGGAGGATGTTCAAACACCTCGCATCGTTGGCTATAAAGACGCAAACGGTAATGCCGTAGACCCAAGTTTGGTTACAGCCGAGCAAGTTTATTACGGCGGGGATGGCGGCGATTTCCAAACTGTTTACACCACATCCGTTGCCCCGCCAACTTATTCCGGCGAAGGCGGCGTAATCAACAAGTTGACCAATCAAATTGTGGCGCAAGGCAATTTGGGTAGGTTCGGTGGTGAAGGCTATGGCTCTGCCGAAAAAAGCGCAGCCGACATGGCTCTGTTGCTTGCTGCCGCAGGCATCACTGACATTAATCAGTTTGGTGTCCGAGACAAGACGGTAACCACACAAGATGTCCTTGGCGAAAACGGAGACGTTATTCAGCCTGCAACGACTTATACGCAGAAGGAGTACTACAACAAGGCGACCGGGCAGGCCATCGACCCCTATTACGACAAAGCAGTCGAAAACAATGCTTGGAGTGGGACCTTCGCTGGTGAAGGGTCAACAGCATACAAAGTCAGGTTTGAGCCTGACGGCACGCCAGTCTTTTACACGCAGTACGGCGGGTCAAGTAACACCCTTGCAAATATTATGGAAGACCTTGGGCCTATCGGCCAAATTGGTCTTGCTGTTGCAACAGGTGGTTTATCTATACCCCAGCAAATTGCGGCTCAGTTGGCAATGCAAGTTTTAAGCGGCAGGGACCTTGATGACGCCATTAAGGGGGCCGCTATTTCTTTTGCCGCTTCACAAATCCCCGGCATGGATTTCATGGGGGACGGGGCTTCGTTCATTAGGGACTTGGGGCTGTCAGAGACGCTTACAAACACGCTTACTAACTCTTTCCAAAACGCCGCAATTTCTGCTGGCACTGCATTGATAAAAGGAGATAACCCCTTAGATGCAGCGGTCAGAGGTGCGGCAGTTGGAGGTGTAAACGGGGCAGCCAATTCTATTTTGGGTAATATTCCTGAGTTTGCAAATCTCACCGGTGCGCAGCAAAGGGTGGTCACCAACGCAATAACGGGGGCAATATCGGGCAAGCCCTTGGATCAGGTTCTCATAAACTCGGCCATTTCACTTGCCAGAAACGAGATTGCAAACGCATCAAAAACAACTCCTACCAGCGGCATCACCAACCGCGTAACGGGTGACACTATTGTGCAGGGTGGGTCAGGCGATGACTCAATCACTGGCGGTGCAGGTTCTGACGACGTAGTGGATACGCTAACAGACTCTGGTTTGATTGAAGGCACGAGCAACACCGCAACTGCTGACGACCTTACCAATATAGTTTCTGGTGACTCTGGTAATGGCGTAGTAGTCACGCCTATATCCGACGCTGAGCTAAACACTTCAACAATCACTGGAGCAACGGGTAACGACACAGTTGTAGGCGCGGCAGGCAACGACGTTATTACGGGCGAATCCACAGTCACGGGTGGAGCGGGTAACGACACTGGCGGCGGAGGTGATGTAGTAGATACATTAACCGGGGCAGGATTGGTTACTACCGACACGGTAACGGGCGCAACGGGCAATGACACAGTGACGGGCGGGACGGGCTCAACTACCGTTACAGGCGGAACAGGCAACGATACGATTACTGGCGGCAATGATTTTGATGGCGTGGATGCAGCCGTTGATCAACAAGCCCGGGATGCCGCAACTACAAGACTGGCTGCTGAGTACGAAAGTCAAACAGGCAAAGAAATAAACAGTCTTACTGAGAATGAACGTGCATCATTGGTTTATGCGTTAGACCGCCTAGACACTGCGCAGCTTAAAAATGCGTCAATTCAAGACATTCTTAATAATGCGCCAAAATTTGTTGGAAAAGATGATCAAGGCAGGTTTGTTGATGACAAAGGGTTTGCGTACGACGCTAACGGATTCAAGTACGCACCGGGTAGCAACGTCCCTATAGCTGAAGTTACCGGCGTTGGCTCCAATGGTACACCTACGGTGGCGCAAAATCTTGACACCGCTGGCAATGACTTGGTCAACTGGGCCAATTCGCTTGAAGGCGATTCTGGCGACGTGGTTCGCCAAACGCTTTCTACTTTAATTGGCGCTGGCGGTGAGCAGATTGCCGATCTTGGCACGGCACTGGCAAACATGGGTGCAGCCGACCGCTACAACTTGCTTGTGCAGATTGGACAATCGCTAGAGCGCACCGGAACAAGCCTTGAAATACCCGGAGTAACTCAAGCAACCCAAAATTTTATTAACGACGTTAGTAACGCGGGAACGTATACTGAAAAAGCAGCCGCAGCATTTAAGTCGGTGCTCAACAACCCGTTGGTGCTGACTCAATTGGCGAAAGAAGGACTCCAAGAAGTAGTTCCTATTCTGACCGGTGCAGCAGCGTTTAAACTGCTTGGTAAGGGCGCAGGTATTACCGCCGATGTTCTTATGAACGCTTCAGAGTCTATGGGCTCTCAATCCCGTCAAAAGTTCGGGGAAGAAATTGCCAAAGGCACTCCACCCGAAGAAGCAGAAAGACTTGCCAACGTCGATGGGTGGAAGGCTTTTGCCATTACCACCGTTACGGCTGGTCTTACCGACGCGGCTCTTATTAGAAGCTACCAAGCGGTGATGGATAAAGTCATTAGCAGAACCGCCACTTCGTTTGGTAAAGAGTGGACCGGGGAGGGTCTTGAAGAGTTTGCTATCGCCGTGGCAACTGGGGATGACCTTCCAACAGCGCTAACCAAATCGGTTATAGGCAGTGCAATCGGCGCAAATACCGCTGGCTCAATGACTGCTGGAGCACAATTTTCAGCAGACATACAAGCGGCATTTGCTTCTGAAGGCTTAACGTCTACTGACGGTTCATTCCGTCCTGAGACTCTTGTGAGAGGGGATAGCGTAACGCCTACCCCCACACCAACTCCTACTCCCACGCCTACACCGACCCCTGACGTAGACACGGACATAGAAAACGTATTGACAGGAGTGGGTTTGACTCTGGATTCAACAGAAATCACACCGGGCGTTCTGACCCCCACCCCTACCGTTACGTCTACACCCACGGTTACCGTTACTCCAACTCCAACCCCTACCCCAACGCCCACGGTTACGCCAACACCCACCCCTACGCCGACCGTTACTCCAACGCCGACACCAACGCCGACTGTTACCCCCACGCCGACTCCTACCCCAACGGTTACCCCAACTCCAACACCTACACCAACGGTAACTCCGACACCTACCCCTACGCCTACCCCAACCCCAACTCCCACTCCTACCCCAACACCAACGCCGACTCCGACTCCTACGCCTACTCCCACGCCTACTCCCACACCAACGCCGACGCCAACACCCACTCCGACACCGACCCCAACACCAACGCCTACGCCAACTCCTACGCCCACCCCCACTCCTACGCCTACTCCTACACCCACGCCAACTCCGACTCCGACGCCAACACCTACCCCTACTCCGACACCTACGCCCACACCTACGCCCACGCCTACGCCCACGCCGACACCTACGCCGACTCCAACGCCTACGGTAACGCCTACGCCTACTGTTCCGACCCCAACTCCGACTCCAACTCCGACTCCAACTCCGACTCCAACTCCGACTCCAACTCCGACACCGACACCGACACCGACACCGACACCGACACCGACGATCACACCTACACCTACCCCGACACCAACGGCTCCTACGCCTACAGCGCCTACGCCAACAAAGCCTACGCCAACAAAGCCTACACCGACCCCAACTAGGACTCCAACTCCAGTTGTGCAGATGGCGCAGGCGCTGGGTGTTTCAACGGATGTAATTGAGGCGCTGTACGGAACGATGGACTACTTGGACATCAGCGAGGAATTTAAACCTTCCGAGCGAAAAGCCAAGCCTGCGGCCACCCAAAAACAGCGACAACAAACTAAAATGGCTGAAGGCGGTTACTTGGACAACATGCTGGCCGAAGAAATATCGGTAGATGATCTGATAAAACTCTTACGCTAAAGGAATCAAAATGGACAACTATGCAGGCGAATTGGGCTTTGATATTGACGACGGCGCTGGAAGCACTTACGTTGGCGACTTTGATTCTTCAGATTTTTATGTCAACCCAAACGACAGAGCCAATGAATACCTTGGATTTGATGATTCCGGGTTTACTGGCTGGGGAGATGCCCCCGGAGATGCTGGTTCAGAAACAACGGTTGACGCTTCAAGTGGAAACATAACGTACAAGTACGATGACGGCTCTACGATGACGGTTGGTCCAGATGGTGCGCCCGTTGGAAGCACTGATAGCCCTACCGCCACGGGAAATTCTGCCGCATTTAATAGGGCTCTTTCTTGGACTGCGTCTAACCTTGGCCCGACGGCTGCAAAGGTTCTTCAAAATGTAATGAAAAATCCGGGCGCTAGTTTGTTGACCGCACTGGCAGCAGCTAAGGCATTTAAAGGCGGAGATGAGTCTGGCGGCTACAACAAACCAGTCCCAAAGGTAGATGTGGTCCAGCAACAAGTGGACTATAACGACGCCAACCGTCGCCCGGGCGAGGCTGGTCGTCGTTACATGACCAACCCATTGTTTGTTGCTCAGGGCGACACGGCAAACATGACCGCTGCCACCACCGCCTCGCAGGCTCAAGCTGCCGGGTTGGCCGCTGCCGCCCCCAGATACGCAGCTCCCGCTCCCAATCCATACGCAGGGAAGATACCGATGGCATACAACCCTACTCCGGTGGCTGCAGCTCCAAAAGAAGGCGCTGGCTTGCTTGCTGTACCAAACGCGGAGCAACTTACCGCAGAAGGCGGGATCAAGATGGCCCGAGGTGGTATTGCTGATGCAGGGCGTTACCTGCAAGGCAAGACGGACGGTATGGCTGACGAGATCGAGACCAGCATTGACGGCGAACAGCCTGCCCTTCTCAGTCACGGAGAGTTCGTGATTCCTGCGGATGTGGTATCCCATTTGGGTAACGGAAACTCCGAAGCCGGAGCCGAGAAGCTGTACAGCATGATGGACCGAATCCGCGAGGCACGTACCGGAACCAAAGAACAAGGCAAAGAGATCAATGCCGACAAGTTTCTTGCGGCAGCCTCAGGTGGCTTGATGGCTGCTTATGCTGGCGGCGGTGAAGTGCAGAGGTTTCAAACGGGCGGCAGTTCAGTGGTTGCCCCTACGCCAACACCTCCAGCCGCAGGCGGTGGTATTGCGCAGGACACGTCACGCACATCTACCCTATCTCCTTGGGTTGGCGACTATGTGACCAACGCGCTTGGTCAGGGTGCTGCACTGGCAAATGCCCCTTATCAAGCCTATCAAGGCCCATTGACCGCTGGCGCATCCAACCTTCAACAACAAGCGTTTACCGGGGGCAGTGAAATTGCTATGGGTGGTTACACGCCCGGTTCGTTCATGGGTAGCTTTGATGCAACACAAGCCAACCAGTACATGAACCCGTACATTCAGGCCTCGCTTGACCCGCAGTTAAAGGAACTCAAGCGCCAATCCGACATTGCCCGTTTGGATGATGCTTCACGTTTGACCAAGGCTGGCGCTTATGGCGGTAGCCGTCAGGCCATCATGGAATCGGAAGGCCGCCGCAACCTATTGGACAAGCAGCAGGACGTGATTGGTCAGGGCTACAGGAGTGCGTTTGACACTGGAGCTTCTCGCTTTGCCGCAGATCAAGCTGCACAAGAAAAGTCCCGTCAATACAGTGCCGACTTTGGCCTCAAGTCCGTTGGTCAGTTGGCTGATCTTGGCGCAGTGCAGCGAGGCATTACCTCCGAAGGATTGGCTGCTGATAAAGCGCAGTTCCAAGAAGAGCGTGACTTTGCCTACAAGATGCCGCAGTATCAGTTGGGCCTATTGTCCGGGCTTCCGATTGGAGCAAGCACGGCCTCGGTGAACCCTGACGCGCTTGCAAAAATTCAAAGCGATGTCGGCGGTCTGGCATCACTTTATAAAACACTGGCTGGCCTTGGCGTTAAGTAAGGAAAAAACATGAACCTCGTACAAATTAACGAACGCCTAAAAGACTTGCCTGAGTCAGTCATCAAGCAGTACGCCAACGGCATGAACCCAGAGGTTCCTCCTTACTTGGCGCTAGGAGAGTTGCAGCGCCGCGAGTTGTCAAACAAGCAAATGGCTACCGCTCAGGGCGGAATGCAAGGCCCACAGCCAAGCGTCAAAGAACAGATTGAGCAGAGGGCTGGCTTAATGGCTTTGCAGCAAATGCAGCAGCAAAAAATGGCCCAGCAAATATCTCAGCCTCGTGGCCCTATGCCTGCGCCTGAAAACGTCCCACAGCCAGAGCCACAGCCAGAAGCACCCATGATGGCTGCTCGTGGTGGTCTGGCAAGGATTCCTGTGCGCAGCGATATGTTTGAGTATGCAGGTGGCGGCATTGTTGCGTTTCAATCGGGCGGCGACACCATGGGCACATCAAACATAATGGAGTCAGAACTTGCGGAGAGTGCAAGGGAGCTAAAGGCGAGAGAAGAGCGGCTATCAAGAAAACGGGCGGAACTTGAACAAAAAGTGGCTTTTTTGGCCCAAGCTGGAGCACCGCAAGAAGCCGCAGCTCGTGCAGAACTTGAAGAGTTTAAAGCCACCGGAAGGACAAGAGAAACAAGGCCACCAGTCCGCCCGGTGTCTGAAGCTCAGGCCACAATGATGGCTGGCCCTCAAGCCGCAGTTCCTGTAAGTGGCGTTAAGGCTGCAGCAGAGGTCAAGGCTCCCCCACGCCCTCCCCGCCCACCAATGGCTGCTGCTCCTGCCGCTCCTCAAGGCGGTTTGCCCACAGCCCTTCCCGCACGCTCTCCTTACTTTACTCAAGTCAATGCAGACTTGGCAAAACCAATTGCCGCGCCAACACCAGAGGGCATCATTGCTGAGCAGAGGGCCCTGTCTCCAGAGACCATGCAAGAAGATTTCATGAAGAGGCGCTCGGAAGAGCAGCGTCAACGTGCTGCTGGTGAGCGTGCTGCGTTTGAGAAAACTCGTCCTTCTGGCTTGGATGACCTGATTCGTGTGTTTGGTCAGTCGGGTCAGTACAAAGGCCTGTCTGGCTTGGCCCCGGCTTACACCGCAAACCAACAACAAAGACGTGCTGAAGAGTTGGCAATGGAGCAGCGCCAGAACGAACTCCTGACAAACGTTGACAAGCGTGAGTACGAAGGCGGTAAGGAGCTGTTTGGTGCTCGTACAGGCGCAATGAAAGAAGCCAACAAGTCATTCCAAGACCGACTGAAGTCGCGCTCTGAAGTGCTGGCTCAGATGGCTGGCGTGGATCAACGAGCCATTGATTCTGCTCTTGATCGCTTGAGCCAAATGGAAATTCAAAAGCTGCGTATGGCAGAGTCTGCTCGGGGCACTCCAGACCAACAGTTGTTTGCTCAATTCCTAAAGCTCAAGTCTGAGGGTAAAACACAACAAGCGCAGATGCTTTTGGACAGCCTTGATGAGTTTAAGGGTGCTGGCAAGAACCAGACGGATCAAATCCTAAAGATGAAGCTCGAGCCAATCTATAAAGCCAGAGTTGAAGCCGCAGGCATGCCGGGAGAAATTGGAGCAAAGAGACTTGCAGAGCTTGATCGCATGGAGCGAGAAATACTGCGAGGCAGCGGCGGTGGTGGGACGCCAACCACGAAGGCACAGTATGATGCTCTGCCAAAAGGCGCAAGCTACATAGCACCGGACGGGACAACGCGAATCAAAGGGTAAGTCATGGCTGATAACTTCTGGGAAAAAGACACCATCGTTAAGGATAAAAACGAGTGGTGGAGCCAAGACAAGATTGCTCAACCACCCGCAGCACCCGCTTCCAAAGAGCGCACGGTTGGCGAAGCTTTTAAAGATGTTGGCGCTGGACTTGTGTCTGGCGCTGGCTCTCTTGTTCAGCTTCCCGGCCAGCTTTACGGCTTAGCTACAGGCAACTTCTCCAAGACTGGCGCATTGGGCCTCGGGGAAGATATTGCCAAATACGGCGAAGAGATGAAGTCTGCGGGTTTGAAGGCCCGTGAAGCTGAGCGTGCTGCCAAGGTACAAGAAGCAGAGAAGGAAGGTCAGTTTTCTGCGTTTAAAGCTGGCTTTGGTGAAACCATCACTGACCCGGCTTTGTTTACATCTTTCATTGCCGAGCAAGTTCCAAACATTCTCCCAATGATTTTGACCGGCGGTGCTACTGCCGCCTTGACCGCTGGACGAGCCTCTGCTGCCGCTTTGGCAAAGGGTGCTACCAAAGAAGCTGCCGCTGCCGCAGGCAAGAGTGCTGGAGCCAAGGCTGGAACCACTGCCGCCGTTCAAACTAACGCTGTCATGCAGGGCTCAGACATAGGCGCAGGGTCATATGACGAAATCTACGGCGAGCTTCGCGCCAAAGGCATGTCTGAAGAGCAAGCTGCTGCCGAGACAATTAACAAGGCACGCGCTGCTGGTTTGACTGGCTACGGACTATCCGTCTTGGCAAACCGATACCTCCCCGGCGGCAAGGCTCTTGAAGAAATTTTGGCTGGCAAAAAAATTACCGGAAGCCGCATTGGCTCGGGCGCTGTAACTGCTCTTAAAGAAATTCCCAGCGAGAACATCGAAGAAGTTGGCGGTCGTATTGCGCAAAACGTTGCTGCGCGACAAGCTGGACTTGATCGGGAGTTGTTGGCCGGTACTGGAGAAACTGCGGCAATGGCTACGCTTGGTGCTGCTGGCATTGGCGGCGCTGCTGGAGCGCTTGCACCACGGCGCAGTGAATCAGAACAAGCTGCCAAGGAGGTTGACGCATTCAAACAGGAAGAGGCAGAGTTCCGCAAAGGGTTTGGCGAGACCAAGCCTGTAGAGGTTAAAGAGCCAGAAGCTCCCACAGAGTTCCCCGGTGGCTACACAGCAACCCGCAGAGAGTTGTCTCGTCAGGATGTGCCTGAGTCTTATGGCATCTTCCCTGAAGGCGCAGACAAGCCTTTGAGCACCGTTAAAACGCAGGAAGAGGCGCAAGCCAAGCTTCAGACCCTGACAGAGATTCGCGCTGAAGAGCAAGCCCGTTTGCTTGCTGAGTCCGACAAGATCGACAAAGAAATCCTTGCTGAGCGGCGCAAGCTGGATGTTCTGGAGGCCACAGGCCAGACAGACACCGACCAATATGTGCAAAGTAGAGAAGCTCTGCTCCAGCGAGAGGAGGAGGCTGCCCAGCAGGTTGCGGAACTTAACGACCGGATCGCCAGCTACTCCACCCCCCTAACCGTCGCGCCTGTTGGCTCTCGCACCGATGTGCAGAGTGACTACGTTGTAAGGCGTGGCGACCAAGAGATTGGCGCATTTCCAACGTTGCAAGACGCCGAGACAAAGCTCCGGGAGATCGAGCCCGAGACGTTTAAACAAGCTGAGCAGCAGGCACAAGCAAAGACCGACGACCGCGTTACGCAACTTAAAAATACGTTAACGCCCATGCTGGCTAAGTTTGGCCTGCAAGATGTGGGTTTAAACGTTGTTGCAAAGATTGAGAACGACGCAGGCGGCAGATATAGCTCTCTGGATAGACTGATTGACATCTCCTTGAGGGGGGACGCCCCAATCCAGACAATGCGCCATGAATCCCTGCATGCGCTGAAGGACTTGCAGTTCTTCACCCCGCAGCAATGGAAGGCTCTGACTGAGCGTGCAAACAAGCAGTGGATCAAGGAGTACCTGCAAGATCAACAGTCTGTGATTGAGGTGGACGGCAAGCCACAGAGCATGAGCCGTCTGGATGCCTACAAGAGGCTGGGGTACACGCAGGAGGCGATTGTTGAGGAAGCTATTGCCGATGCCTTCGGGGCTTACGACAGGGGCGCTACGCCGCCCCCCGGCATGATTGCGGCCCTGTTTAAGAAGCTCAAGAACTTCTTCCTGAACTTCGGCCAAGCTCTGCGTGGTGCAGGCTTTGAGTCTGCGGATGATGTGTTCCAGCGTGTTGAGCGTGGCGAGTTGAAGTCCCGCAAGCCAAAGGCTGAAGTAAAGGCTGAACCCAAGGCTGAGCCAAAAGAACCCGTCAAGGCAAAAGAACCTGCCGAGAAAGGGCCAGCGGTACAAGCTAAAGAGGAGCCTACCAAAGAGACTCCTAAAGCCAAGTACAGCCTTGCGGGTGAAGGCGTCCCGATGTCCACGCGCAAGCTCATGGAGAACCAGACTGCCGTGGCGCAGCAAGATATTGGTTTAAACACCGAAGCCAAGCGCGGTCGTTTTAACAACGTCCGGGACATTGCCAAGGCTCTGAACCAACAGACCTTGGACCAGCTTGGCGCGATGGATCGCAACAAGCTGACTCAAGACGAGTCCACAAGAATTGCGGAAGCGATTGCCGACGAGGTTGCCTACCAGTTACAGACATCCTCCAAGACTGGTACAGGTTTAGGTTGGTATTCCAACAACTATCCAAACGCCGTTAAACGTTTGGGCAAGCGTTTCCCTGAGTTGAGCACAAGCAAATATGCTCGGTCAGTTTTTTCTGCGATTGTGGCCGTGACTTCCAACGGGGAGCGTGTTGCCAAGAATATTGACAACGCCATCAAGCTTTACAGCGAACTCCGCAAGGGCAAGCCTTTGGTTGCAATGGGCAACCGACGGGCCACTGCACTCGAGAACAACCTTAAGGTCATTGAAAACTTGATGGCCGACCACGGCGAGAACTTTGAGAAAGTTTTACTTCAAGAGATCACCGTTAAAGAAATGAACGCCCGTCTGCGGGAGATGGGTGAGAAAGCTGATGGCAGCTATCTTGCCAACACAGTCGTTCCGGCGGCAGCGGTTTACTTCGGCCCCAAGCTTGGTGCTTTCTACGCCAACTTGTCTGGTTCCGAGGGCTACCTGACGATGGACCTGTGGTGGACACGATCCATCAACCGTATGCGCGGCTTGCTTATTCCTAAAGCCACAGAGGCGTCCATCAGTAAGTTCCGCGACATGATGGAAGCGCCTGATGCAACCCGTGATGAGGTTGCTGCAGCCACCATTCCTCTGCGCAACAAGTATGAGGAGTACGGCTGGAACAGTGAACTTGAGCATTTGGCCGGAGCCAAAGAGCCAGCCACCAAAGATGCCAAGCCAGCTTGGTTTAAGAAGGCAGAGGAAGTGGCTGGTGATGCCTACGAGCAATTGCTGTTTGAACACAACCTCGAAAAGATGGCTAACACCATTTACAAAAACGAGTTTGAAATGCTGGAGGAGGCTCCGTTTACAGCAACCGACAGAAAGTTTATGTACGACGCAGCACGCAAGGCTCAGGCCTTGTTGCGCAAAGAAAACATCAACTTAAGTTTGGCTGACATTCAAGCCGCTCTTTGGTACTATGAGAAACGCTTGTATGAAAAACTTAGCGGGAGAAAAGCAGATGACATCGGATACGAAGAAGCAATCATCGCCCAAGCCGATCAGGGTTCTGGACGAGCAAGACCAAGTGTGGTCTTCGATAAAAGAGCTGACCGTGGGGATGAATCCCGATCAGAGATATCTGACACTCAAGAAGCTGGTGGAGAGCCTACCAAAGGCGCAAAGCTAAGCCTACGCACCAGCTTTCCAACTGCCAAGGAAGCTGAAGACGCAGCTTACGACAAGGCCCCGCCATCAACCAGAGAGTTCAAGCTCTTCTTTGGTGGCAGCACTATCATGGACGAGGGCCGCGCAGTCCCAATGTTTCATGGATCGCAAGACATATTTACGCAGTTCCGCGAGAACAAGCCAATCTTTGTCAGCCCAAGCGCAGAAGAGGCTGAGCGTTATGGCGGCAGGCGTGCTGAAAAGGGTGAGTCTGTAAACGTGTACCCGCTTTGGGTGAGAGCCGAGACGCCGTTTGACTACGAAAACCCCGAACATGTGCAGCAGGTCATGAACAGAATGGCCGGGGACAAGACACTCAAAGGCAAGCAGCCTGCGTTCTTTAATCAAGGCCACTGGGAAAACATTGAGGACAAGCAGGTTCAAGACGCCATCAAGGCTTTGGGCTTTGATTCTTTCTTCGTCAATGAGGGTGGTGAGAAGAACCTCGCTGTGTTTAAAGCAGAGCAGGTCAAGTCCATCACTGGCAACATTGGTGACTTCAGCCGCGAGTCCAAGGACATGCGGTTCAGCTTGCCAACCATCCCGCAGAATCTTCAGGACCGGATGGGTGAGACCACATCAAGGCGCGAACGCAAGACTGTCATCCAGAACATTGTTGATGCCATCACGCCAGCCAGCGCTGCCGACTTCCGTGCGAAGTACCTCAACCGCTACAACCAGATGTCTGTCTATGACAAGAAGAGGGCAGAGCAAATGGGCGGGGCTGCCCTCCTTGCAGATCAGAGCGCAGAGTCTGCTGCGTTGATGTCTGACCTTGGCGCTGGTGTTGCGGCTTCTGCCATGGGCTTTGATGATCGCAACGGCGGCATCCCTGTCCTGCGTAACGGCATCACCACCATCGACAAGAGAGTCAAAGGCTTGATCGCCTCTCTTGCTCCTTTGGCTGAGCGTGGTGATCCAGCGGTCTACCAGCGTTATCAATACTGGGCGATGGTTAAGCGTGGACAACGTTTAAACAAACAAGGCACGCTGACCGGTATCGATAGCGCCGACGTGGCCTTTGCAAAGATTCTTGAGCAGAAGCACCCTGAATTTGTCAGCGTTCAGAAAGACCTGATTGCCTTCAACAACGGGCTGGTTCAGTACATGGTGGACACGGGTGTTCTTTCCAAAGAGCGCGGCCAGATATATACCAAGTACGCCGACTACATCCCCTTCTATCGTCAGATGGACGGGGACAAGACCCTCGGGCCAAACCTGTTCCAGTCTCTGTCTGGGGTTAAGCCACCGAAGAAGCTCAAGGGAGCCGTTGCTGATGAAGCCCCGCTGGCAGACTTCCTCGAGACGATGGTGCGTAACACTCAGTCCTCCATTCAGGCTGGCATCAAGAACTACGCAGCTCAAAGAGCGCTTGACGTGGCGGTGCAGGTCCAAGCACCGGGTATGGGCGCTGTACGTTTAAATACAAAAGAGGATGGGCCTGACATCATTAACGTGCTGGAGAAGGGAAACCTTGTCTCCTACCGCACGCCGGACCCATTGCTTGTAAACGCCATGATGAGCCTGAACCAGTCAGAGCTGCCCTTCATGGGCTTCCTGTCTGCGCCAGCCGACCTCCTGCGTAACTTGGTGACCAAGGAGCCGGGGTTCATGATGGCAAACATGATGCGTGACTCACTGTCTGCGTGGGTGACTTCGGGCACAAAGATGACGCCCATCGCAGGTACGGTCATCAATTTCGGCAAAGGGCTTGCACGCAAGTCTCCCGGCTTCGAGGCGATGCTGGACGCTGGCATCATTGGCGGCTACGAGTTCAGCGAGAACATCGAGCAGTCCGGGTTTAAACTGGAAGACGACTTGGCCAAGAAAGCAGGCAAGAAAGACCCAATCTATCTTCGCCCGTTTACATCCGTCTGGGACGCTCTGGGTAAAGGCACAACAGCCTCCGATGCAGCTACCCGCGCCTTGATCTATGAGCGTGTTCTGGCCGACACGGGCAACGAGGCAGAGGCCCTGTACCGATCTCTGGAGGTGATGAACTTCCACCGCAAGGGAAGCTCTCCCTTGATCCGGGTGCTGACCGCCGCCGTTCCGTTCTTCAACGCCCGTCTACAGGGTCTGGATTTGTTCTACCGCGCCTCCACAGGCAACATGAACAACAAGGACGCTGAATCTATCCAGCGCCAGTTCTTTGCGCGTGGCATGACCATGATGGCCCTGTCGGGTCTGTACTGGATGCTGGTCTCGGATGACGAGGAGTACAAGAAGCAGGAGCAAGAGACCAAGGACAACAACTGGATCATCCCCGCCATTGGCGCAAAGATTCCAATCCCGTTCGAGGTGGGTGTGTTGTTCAAGGTGATCCCCGAGCGGATCATGGCCTACTCATTCGGCAATGACACGGGTGAGGACTTGCAGAAGTCCATGATAAGGGCCGCAGTCTCGACGTTTGCTTTCAACCCAATCCCGCAGACCGTCAAGCCAATACTCGAGGCGTACGTTGACTACAACATGTTCACGATGCGTCCGATCCTCGGGCAGGGCATGAAGGACATTGAGCCAGAGTTTCAGGTTGGGCCAAGCACATCCAACTTTGCCAAGCTGCTTGCTCAGAACTTGGGCCTGTCACCCATGAAGGTAGATCACATCATCAAGGGCTACACGGGGACAATCGGCATGTACGCGATTGACACCATCGACATCGTGATGGATCAGTTCGGGGACAGCCCAAAGCCCAGCAAAAGGTTTGAGCAGCTTCCCGTCATCAAGAGGTTTGCCTCTGATCCAGAGGCCCGTGGGTTTGTGACGCAGTACTACGAACTCAAGGACGCAGTGGACACGACCGTCAGGACCATGAACCTGCTCGAGAAGACCGACCAGCCCGAAGAATACACGGAGTACCTGATTAAGAACCAAGGCACTCTGGCATTCAAGGACTATGTTCGGGACACCGAGAAGACCATGACAGACCTGCGGGAGATGCGGGTAGCCATTAGGGCATCCACGATGACCGCAGATGAGAAGCGGGACTCCCTGCTGGAAATCAGCCGAGTGGAAAGCGCAATCACCTCAAACATCCAAGAGATCAAAAAGGCTATCGCACAAGCCCAATGATGTTGTTCTCGAAGAGCCAGCCTATCGTTGACCGATGGGCTTCATTGAACATGTTTACACGCTCTTGCTTAGACATCTTTGATCCTTGGTCCAACTCGGCATGACACCGGTAGCACAGGGCTGCTATCCGGTAGTCATGGGCCTTGAGGCCTCTGCCCTTGCCGTCAATCAGTTGGTTCGAGTGAGCCGCCACCACCGTACCGTCTTGCGCTCCACACGCCTGACAGGGACAGCTCCTCACTGCTTCTAATAGCTTTTGGTTTCGATACAACTATTCTCTCCTCGGTTGTGAATCTGTGGCCGTTGCCGCATTCTTTGCGCCTGACAACAACTCCGTCTTTCTTTCTGGTTCGAGTCTCCAGAACGTCAAAGACCTTTGTCCCGCACTCGGGGCATCTCACTTAAGCTTCTCAAGCTGCGTGACCACCTCATCCGCCGCAAAGGGAACCCTGCCAAGAGATTTAAACATATCGATTGCATCGGCTACCGCAGCTTTGTATCCAGCACCCCAGACTTCTTCCGACCAGCCTTCATCGTTTTCCACAGATTCTTTCCCTAGAAACTCCTGCATCTTGTTTGTGTTCATTTTCTTTTCCACAAAACTTTGGGTGATCCGTTGGATGATTTGGCTGCTCCAAAGCCAGCAGAGATGATTGTGCCGTCGCGTTGGCAGCGCTTGGCTATGTGCCCCCAAGCTCGACCATCCGGGGGGCTTGGCAGTCCATGGGACTCGGCAAACACCCGGGCCTCCTCCGTGAGGAATGGAGACTGCGCCTTTACTGCGTATTCGGAAAACAAGGCCACAGCCTTCAGTGTCCAATCATCAATCTCGCGGTCGGCTCGTTCAGCCGATGCTTGTGCAGCGGCATAGCCCTTCTCTGATGCGCTAAACAAATCTTCTTGCATGATAAATCCTTTCAAATTTCGTGCTTGTTTAAACTTGGCTTGGTTTTCGGGTGCGCCCGACTGTGGATACTGAAGGCTTTGTAAGCCACCAAGTTTTCCGCTGGAGTCAGGTGAGCGTAGGTCTGCGCGGCTCTTGGTTTAAACGCAGCATCCTTCATAAAGATGCTTGGGCGTGGGTCTTTCTTCCATTCAAACGGGTTCATTTCTTTTCCTCGTCTACAGCCTCAATGCGGGTTGGGTATACGTCGATCATGTTATCTCCTCTATGCGTACTCTGACGCGGACTACTTCGGTTGATCGGCTTCTGTTCATCGGGTTCCTGTTCTTCCAGTCCGCAATCCTATCGGCTTGTTCCGCTGCAAGACGGCGCGTTGGATACAGAAAGGGAATGCCATAGGTGTCTTGGTAGAAGCTGCGCCCTCTGGCTTTGATGGCCCATGCCTTGATTTCTTTTTTCATTTCTTCATGTTCCTCACATATGCCGCAAAGGATGCGGCGGTGTCACCAAGAGACTTCATCTTGTCAAACTCTCGGGCAACCTCCTCCAGAGTCTCGTTGCGTACAACTTGACGCATCGTTGTCGCCAGAATCCTGTCCCTTGCGGTCACGTAGTCTTGAATGTCGTCGTCATCTTCTTTCATGCCTTCTCCCTTGCGTTGATGGCGTCCAACAGCCCTTGGAGGGTGTCGAACTCTTCGTTGGTGTCTGTCAGCTTAAACGTAGTCTCGCCGTTGCCCCACTCGCCCGTCTTCTTGTTCCGAGGGGTGTAGACCTGCTTGGCAATCAGGTTGTCATCGCTGATGTACTGGCGCAGGGCATGGCCCTCGGCGCTGTAGCCGAAGGTGTATTGCAGCGGAATCTTTTGCAGCTCCTCAAGGGTCATGCTTGCTTCTCCTTAATCCTGGCTTCTACATTGCGCACAAACTCTTCATCGTTGGCGTAAGCAAAATCAGACAAATCACCCACTTCCTCATCCGTGAGGCCGATCCACTGGCGTTGAATCAACTGTCTTGCAAAAACAATTAAAGCCGCGCCATCCCCGTCCAATTGGTCATTGGTATGGTTGAATTTTTTCCCATCCCACTCGTGTTTGGTCACGGCAACGACGCCACACTGATCTGCTAATTGCAGTATTTCCATGTCGGTCATCATCTGTTCTCCGAAGGTACGAATTTGAACGCTTTGTTGGCGTTGATAAGCCCGTAGGGGCTGGCGGTAAAGTTATGACCCTTGTAGCAGTCATAGCAGTATTGCGTTGGCGACTTTATGTCGCACTTGCACTTGCGGCAGAACTTCCATGGCTTGCGCTTGATGGCCTTCTCACGTTCTTCGGGGGTCATGTGTTTTTCGCTTTCAAAATAGCTTCGGTCATTTCAAAGATGCTGCTTTCTGATCTCAAAATCGTATCGCGTTCATCTTCTGTCAGGCCTTGCCACTCACGTTTAGGCTGAGTAAGTTCTTCTTTTGCAAACGTCATGGCTTGCCCCAGCTTTTTAGCCAGCACATCTTCGATCAGCGGCACGACAGCCTCACGCAAATATTCTCGCAAGGCTTGTTCTTGTTTCGGGGTCACGGTTTCATCCCCCTCAACATCTCTGCCCTGCAATCGTTCCAGCCTTGGATGTATTGGGGATGCTCACCCTCTCGCGTTCCAAACGCATCGGGCACGGCTGGCTGTGCTGCGGGTGGGGTGGTGAGTGGCCTGATCTCTGCATGTAAGCCTTTGAGGTGCGCCATGTTGTCTGCCTCCTCTCTAGTAAAAAACATGTCGTGTAGGTTGCCGCCCTCAAAAACGCCCCACGCCACAGGCTGCACAGGTGCTGGTTGTGCGGGTGGGGTAGCTTTCATCACGCTGTCTTGCCCAGAGCAATACGCAATTCGCAAGGCTTGCAGGAATCCGATTTCCTCCGGGTCGCCGTGCTGCTTGGCATTCCATTGCTCAAACGACTCAGGCTCCTGCACAGGTGCTGGCTGTGCTGCATGGTATTGCTCCCACAGGGATGGCTTTACAGGCTGCACAGGTGCTGCAAGGGCTTGCTTGATGGCGGCAATTGGCTCCGTTGCTTTTTGGCGAATGAAGCGACCTGTTTCTAAATTGGAAATCCATTCCAACGCCTCCAGCGCCATGCGTAGTGCTTCGTCTTTCATGTGTTCCCCCTTGCTCGGATGGCGGCGGCGCAATCAAATGTGGCAACATCCCAAACGGATGCGTCATTTGCTGTGCGCGACATATCAGGAACAAGGTCAGAACACACCTTTGCACACGCCTCACGCTCGGCAAGGATCATTGCCTTAACAGATGCAACCACTTGGCAGTAATCACAAATCTGGTTTGGTGGGCAACCATCGGCGCATTCTGCTGGCTTGTCTTGCCCATAAAAACTCATGCGCTCATCAGCACGAACAAGGGCTTCAAAGGCTTTGAGTTTTTCAAGGTTGATTGGCTCACCCGTCACAAAGTCATAGGGCATCTTGACTTCTCGGGCCATGTCTATCGTGGTTTTCATTTCTTCTCCCTCAAACAGCTACATGTAAACCCACTGCTGTCATAGCCAAGGCCCATGCAGTAGGGGCAGTGCTCGTCCACAACAACTGGTGGCACACGGGTGAACAACTTCTTGATGTATTCAAACAATGCTTTCATGGTGCTTCTCCTAGTACTTGTGCAATGATCTTCCTGACCCTGCTGTGTGCTTCTGCTTTTGTAAATGGAGCAGTCAGGATGGTGTCGATAGCGGTTAACGCCTCGTGGTAGGCAGTGCCTTTTAGCGCATGCTCCAGCTTGTTCTCGTCTTCAGGATAGTTGAACTCGAGCACGGCTTTCATAGGCTTCTCCATTTAAACGCAGTAGCAGTCTTGCCTTGCGCCATGTTCGTTGCACATCAGTCTTTGACGGGTCCCGCCATTTAAACTTTGGATCGCTTATGCGGCGCGTGGGTTCAACCCTCGTTGGGCTCTGATTGCTCAGGTGATCGGCTGTCCATGTTTCCATCATATTTCTCCGTTATCCAAAACCCCGCATGATTAACAAGCATCCCGAGTGCGGTCATCTCGTCGGTTGTCCTGCAACGACGATCAACGCCGTGCTCTCCAGTCCTATGCATGTCAAATGCTGTGGTGCTGTTGAAGTACTGCTTGCACCCTTGGCATTGATTACGATTCCCCGTCAGACGCATGATGACCTCCTGAAAGGATTTCATGTTTGCATACCTCTTGGTCTACCAGCTCCGCAAACGACAGCCCCGAGGGAAACCTCATCTGCGCAGCTTGGATACCAGAGACAACGTCTACTGCCTTCTTTAAGCCATCATTGAACCCGCTGGTGTAAGGATCGCCAGATGCCAGCTTGGCACTCAAGGCATCTCTGACAATCTGGCTCATCGGCGTCTTGGCGGTCTTAGAAAACCGCTTCAACCTGATGATGTCCTTGGGCGTCAGGTACGTCATGAACGGTTTGTAGTTTGTACTGAATGTCATTTTCTTTCCCTTAAAACGGATCGTCCGGCCATTTGTAATCTTCGTATTCTTTGACAAGATCATCAAACAACTGCTTGGCAACCTCGTTCCCGTGAAGCTCCGTGCGGCTCTCTATGCCGCATCGTTTACACAACTCAAGCGCAGCCTCTGCTTCACTGCTGACCTCAAGGAGGTCATGGAACTTGGGTTCCCGGCAGAGCATCCCTGCCTTCTGAACCCTGTTGTTGTACTGAGTGGCGGACTCGTCATCTTGAATCCGCACCAGAGCACAACCGTATCGCGCCCCAACGAAGTCACGCAGAATCTCTTCTGGGCACTCGTCGGGGTGGATCGCCAGCGTCAAGACAAAACCTGTGCGGTCTTGTTTCAACGCCACCTTACGGGCTTCAAACTGAAGTGCCACGTTAGTCCCTTGTGGCCTCGAGCCGTGCATCGATTTCATCGATACCCAACTTGCTCTCAAGATAAGTGATCACATTTGAGAGACCACGGTTTTGCAACCTCAAGGCTTTGGCAACAGCCTCCTGCTCATAGACATCGCTTCTGAGGGTGAGAATTTGTTTCTCCAAAAAACTAATCTGGTTGGTCAACTGAGCCACCGTTGGAGCCGCTTCCTTTTTCTCCGCCTTAACGGGTTTTGGCCTCATAGGCGTCTTGTAATCCATGATGGTCTGGTAGACGTAAGTCTTGGAGGTGTTGAGGAGCGTTGCAATCTCTGCAACGGTGGCCTCAGGGTTGTTTTTCTTGTGCTCAAGAATCTTTGCTTTTAAAGTCATGTTGCTTTCCTCAAAATGGGACATCAGAATCGCCAAAGTCATCTTCTTGGCGGGTGGCTGGGGCGGTATAGCCGCCATTCTTTTGCTCTGGCACAAAGCGGTCAACGCCGATGGACAGATAGGTCTTGCCATCCTTGCCGACCTTCTTCCAGCCAGACAGCTTAACGATGGTCAAACCGTCTTCCGTTTTAATGTTGGTCATGTCCTTCAGGTTGATGGCAATGTTCCCCCAGTAGTCGGGAGACTTTGGCCCCTTCTTGGATGTCGATGAGCGCAGGGAGCCGCTGTCGGGGTACGGCTTGTACTCGGGTGCTTTGGTTTGGTAGGTCATTCTGCTTTCTCCGTGAGTTGCTTCTTGAGTTCTGCGAAGCGGTTACGAACCTGACCATAAAGATCAGGGTGGCTTACTTTGAGACCATCAAGCTGCCCTTGATTGGCTTTCCAGTAACTGTTTAAACCTTTGACATCAGTGCAATGGTTTGTGTAGGTCATCATCCCTTCGGCAAACAATTCGGCATTGGCATCTGCCTGTCCGGTGTTGACCTGAACATCTGCCATCGCAGTGCCGTCTGGAGTGAGCGCCTTGACGATTACAGGCGCTGTTTCTTCGACTTGAGGCAAGTCCTCACCCGCATAGATATAGAGCCCTAATCCGTGCAGTGCCAGCCCCTTGACCATGCATCGCATGATGGCTGTGTTGACCTGAAATGCGTCAGGGTTCTGGATGGGTTTGTTGCGGTGATCCATGACGGGCAGGAAGCAAGTCATGGCCTTCCCAAATACGGTGACGGTGACCCAGACCATCGCAGTTCCATTGACTGCCATGTACGGCACTTCCGTGTAAGCGTCATGCTTGAACGTCTTGACCTCAAAGGTGGCGGCAGGGTCGGCCTTCAAGGCTTCTGCCCATGCCCATGCCCATGACAGGTAAGACAGGTTTTGCTTCTTCTCAACGTGCTCGTTGACGTTCAGCTTCAAGAGTTCAATCTGGCTCATGTATCTCTCCAATCATTCGTTTCGTGTTAAACAAGTCTTTGTGTTCGGGGTACTTTGCTTTCCAAAGACGGGCGTAAAAAGCAATGTAATCATTTGATATTTTGAAATCTCCTCCGGTTGTAACGATGGCTGTCTCCCATCTGATTCGGTTGATGATCAGCCAGTGGCTAATCTTCTTGTGTCTATGGGCTATGGCTTCGAGCGAGAACCTCTGGAACAGAACCCACACCTGAGGGTTCTCCTTGTGCCAAGCCCACCAAGCCTCTTTCTTTTCACGAAAGCTCTTTCTGGTACTGGTCGCACCACTGCGAGACACCGCAGTAGTTCCCGGCACAGCGCCGTGCTTCTCCAAGTCTTGTCTCGACATAGCCCTTCTCCTTCTCAGCTAATGTGCTGGCTTCTTCGATGGTTTTAAACACACGGATGGCAGTCTTCCTGCCCTCCCTCTTCACAGCGAATGTCGTTTCCGACATCCAGCGTTCCTCGTTGGAGCAGTTCTGGAGGTCTTCCCCAAAGTCCGCCCTCATCTTGGCCTCACGGTGCATCTCCAGACGCTCCCGTATATACGTCTCGGTCTGTACGCTGTCCCACATAGGAACGTCCACCATGGCGATGGGAGCGGCTGGGTAGCCTTCCTTACGGTCATGCCTGTTGAAGTCCCGCACCAAGGCGCAAATCTTCAGGCCCACCACCTTCTTGCGCTTGACGGTCTCCACCAGCCATTTGTAGATGTTGAGTTGCTGAGTCCACTCTTCCTTCTCTTGCATGACTGCCCATGCAGAGGTGAACTTGTAGTCGTGGATGATCACGCCCTCGGGCGTTTCCTCTTGCAGGTCAATCGCCCCGCTGATCTTGACCCCATTGACCTCCGTAAAGATGCGCTCTTCCTTGAGCCACCCGGGTGTCTCGCCCCTCTCCATCACAACGTGGAGGGCAGAGCCAAGCAGAGTCCACAACATATCGCTTGCGTCCTGCTTGATCTGGTCGTTGTATTTTTCCCGCATCCTGCGAATCTTCGGGGGAGACATGATCTCAGTAACGCTGTACTGCGAGTCCCCCTTGCTGTAGTATTCCCGCTTTGCGAGGGTGACCAGAGGCTCTGGTACACCATGAACGTTCGTAACTTCCATTACATCTCCAAAAGGTTTGTATGACTGAGAAACTCAATAATAGTGATGATACAACAGAATTGCAAGCCCTAGTGCAAATTATTTTTGGTGAGCCAGCATCAAAAAGCAACAGTCGCAGGATGGTACGTTTCGGCGGGGTGTCCCGGCTCATCAAGTCCGAAAAGGCGCTCAACTACTCAGATGTGTTTAAACAGCAATGCAGGCCGCTCGCCTGCCTTATGACCGGCGACCTTCGGGTGACGCTGCATATCTATTACGCAAGCCGCAGACCTGACTTGGACGAGACGCTGATCCTCGACCTGATGCAGGGACTGATATATGAGAACGACCGTCAGGTCAAAGAGCGCCATGCGTACTGGGGCCTTGATCCTGAGAACCCTCGGGCAGAGATCATGATCGAGAAGATAGAAGAGGTTGCCCCAAAAAAGAAGCCCCAGCGCAAGGGCCGGGGCTAAAAGGAGAAGCAACTGCGGGGGGAGGTTCCCGCCAGTGCAGTTTACACGAAAGGCACGCAGGCTTGCACGCAGGCTCACCAGATGAGCTTGCAGGCTGAGCCACCATCGTTTAAACTTTAACTGCGGGGTGGGAAAGAAGTAATCCGTCTGGCTCATAACCAGAAGATCGACGGTGCGAGTCCGTCCTCCGCAACCAACATGTATAGGGTAAACCCCTAAGAACGTTCGCAATCTTTTATTGCAAGTTCCAAAAAGCTGTGATACAGTGAAGCTGTTGCCGTAGCAAGTAACGAAAAATTGAGGCCGCTTACACATGCGATTCCGCCTTTCCTAATGCTCTGTTGAGAGGTATTAGGCAAGGTTGCTACCGGGATCGCAGTTGCAAGCGGCTTTTTTTCGTCTGTACTTTCCACGCCTTCCGTACTCCGCACGACAGCAGGGGCCGCAAGTGGGGCCGCTCGGAAGAAAACCGCGACACGGTATGACCTTGGTCTAGGGGGCAGTTCCCGAATAATCCGTGCGGCTGGTCGCATCATCAAGCCGAGGGTATACGGACAATCCGTAACATGATGATCCTGCTTTGCAGGGGTGGAACCTTCCCCTCGCCTCACATCCCGTGGGGTAGGGGGTCTTTGGGTGGAAATTATCCATCCGGCGTATCAAGGATAGAAATGCCCTCTGAGGAATACTACAAGGCGGTCACGCAAGAGTTACGGGATCACCTCGAATACAGGAAGAGGAAGCCATTGATATGGCTGACCAAGAGGGAGGCATCGGACATCTTGGCGGCGAACAGACACTGGCAGATAGACGAGAAGAGGTTCAAAGAAATCTACAGGGAGATACAAAAAAAGGTGACGCAGATCAACCAATCACACCAAGAGCCGCAAGGCACTTCAACTTAAGGAAAACCATGAGCAACGTTCGTATTTACTTTATCGGCACTCCGGGCAACAATGTCCGTCTGGTGCGTTCCACAAACCGACAGCAAGCTTTGTCCCATGTAGCCAACAGCTTGTTTGTTGTCCGCAAGGCAACGCAGGATGACATCGTTGAGGCGGTGTCTGCTGGCATTACAGTGGAGAACTACCGTGACCCCGATCAATCTGAACTCAACTTGGAGAGTTAAACCATGCACTCCCTTTTGCCAATTCAATTGCAAAACAATTTGAAGTTTGCCGCCAAGACTTCAATCTTGGATGCAACCATCCGCAGAGTTCATGAGGAGCGCCCAGACCTGTTCCACACCGAGAGCAGCCTCAAGGATCGTGTCTTCTTTGACCAACCAAGGGGCAACTATGTTGGCTCTTTCATCAACCCCGCACCACCCCGCCCTTAAATTGGAGAACTGAAATGAAGAAAGCAATCATCGGTGTTTACATCGCCACCCTCGCCACCATGGCGTGGGCATCTTGCACCACCCACAGCTACACCATGAACGGTCGGTTTGTGACTTGCACGACTTGCTGCTACGGCAGCAACTGCACCACCAACTGCTTTTAACCAACAGGAGAAGACATGGTTGAACAACAACTGTACGCAATGCAAGAAAAACATCGGCACTACGCAAACCAAATTAGCGCAGTAGATGTAAACCCAACCGTTGAAGAAAACATTGACATTAAAATTCGTCATCTTCAGGCTGAGATTGAGCGATTGCAACAGAGCAAGCAGGACTTGGCTCCGCTTTTGAAGATGCGGATTCGTGACATTCGCCAAGCAATGGACTATTGATTAATCGGGGGAAAGCGGATGCTGTGCCCTGCCCAGTTTTGCTGGGAATACAGCAAGCACAGACGCAGCGAGTACCCCGCCCCTCTCGAACAGGAGAAGCCATGAGAGATTACAAAGCCGAGTATGCCAACTATGACGGCACACCCGAAGTAAAAAAGAAAAGAGCGCAGAGAAACAAGGCCCGAAGAATGTTGGAGCGTGAAGGGGTTGTCCAAAAGGGTGACGGCAAGGACGTAGACCACAAGCGGCCCCTCTCGAAAGGTGGCACAACAACCCGCAGCAACATCGTGGCCAAGCCCGCGTCAGCCAACCGCTCGTTTAAACGCACAAGCTCAGGGGCTATGAAATGATTGAAGCCCTCGTCCAAGAGACGTACTTCAACGAAACAACCCGAGTGATCTGCCCGTTCTGTTCTCCAGACCGCAGAAAACAAAACATCAAAGACATGACGCTGACCCGCAAGACGGACGGGGCCGTTGTCTACCACTGCCATCACTGCTCTGCATCAGGATCGGTGCAACCCAAGGAGTTTAAATTGACCGCCGTCCCGTCACCAACGATAACCAGCAACAAACTATCACCTCCCCACTACGACTGGCTCAAGTCTCGGGGCATCTCAAAAGAAACCGCAGACAGGATGCGGTTGTTCTCAGCAGAAAAGTTTTTCTCCCGTCTCAGCAAACCCACACAGGCAGTTGGGTTCCCCTATTACAGAGGCGGGGCGCTCGTCTCGGCAAAGTACCGAAGTATCGAAGCGAAGGACTTCACACAGGACGCAGGTGGAGCCCACGATTTCTTTGGGATCGATCAGGTGGTCAAGGGTGAACCGATCATCATTGTCGAAGGAGAGATGGATTGTTTGACCGCCATCGAAGCAGGTTTAAACAATGTGGTCAGTGTTCCGGGCGGCGCTCCCGTCAAGGTCGCAGATGGCAAAGTGCTGCCGACCGAAGACAAGAAGTTTGCCTTTGTGTGGAACGCCAGAGAGATCATCGATGCCGCCCCCTACGTTGTCCTCGCCACCGATCAGGACGGGCCGGGACAGGCTCTTGCAGAGGAACTGGCAAGACGCATCGGAAAAGAGAAATGCCGACTCGCCAAGTTTGCATGGAAGGATTTAAACGAAGCATGGATGGACGACGACCCGACGGCTGACGACGGCCCGAAGGAACGTTTAAACAAAATCATCGAAGGCGCAGAAGCCTATCCCATCAACGGCATTTCAGAAGCATCAACATTTTTTGACAAGATCAACGACCTGTACAACAAGGGTACGGGCAAGGGGTTCAGCACTGGCTACCCATCGGTGGACAACATTTACACCGTAGCGCCGGGGCAGTTGACGGTGGTCACAGGTTACCCGTCATCAGGCAAGTCCAACTTTGTTGATCAGTTGATGGTCAACCTCGCAAGATCATCCGATTGGAAGTTTGCGATCTGCTCCTTTGAGAATCAACCCGAAGTCCACATCACCCGCCTGATGGAGTTGTACAGCCACCAATCGTTCTATGAGGGCCGGGACAGGATGTCCGATCAGGTGAAGAAGGATGCGTTTAACTGGGTGAATGACCACTTCCTTTTCATCGACACCAACGGCGAAGAGCCCAGCACCTTGGACTCAATCCTCACAAGGGCCAAGGCGGCGGTCAAGAGAATGGGGGTGAGGGGTCTGGTGATTGACCCGTACAACTACATTGAGATGGAAGGCAAGGACAAGACCGAGACCAATGCCATCAGCGATATGCTGACACGGGTCAAGAAGTTCTGCATGGCACATGACGTTCACACA